GACAAGACTTTGAAATTCTTGTTTATACCACCTATCAGTAAAGAGCCAACACTCTTCCGTCCTTAACGCAGACAGACGTTCACGCTTACTAAAGACTATCTCTCATTCGGCATGACCACTCGCAAGTGAACTTCATTTTGTCAGGATATAAAGCCGCTTTCAGAAAACGCACACACGCCGCAGCTTCTCTCTGAAGACCCTTAGCAAAACTACTCTCTCGGTCATAGTGTTTTAAGTGTATTGATACAATAATATGTTATCACATTCCGCCTCACATTTCAAGGGCTTAACAAAAAGTTTACAACTACAACCCATGCTTATGAAGCCTGTCCCACTTCATATCCTCCTCGGAGTAATAATCGTCCTCCTCGTCCTCTATCTTGTTGTATTCCTTGTGTGGATAACCTATCTTCTCATAAAAGTCATTGATAAGCACAAGCTTGCCCTTAGTGTCCTGAAAGCTCAGAGCTATCATACCGTCCTCAGGCACAAAAGCTTTCTCCCTGCCCTCTTTGTCCTTTACCACAAAGCTTGACTTCTCCACATTTTTCAGCACGCAAACGAGTCTGCCCTTGTTTGTCTGATAAGACTTCTCTACTTCCTCATAGTAAAGGCATATGTGCAAATAGCTTTTAGAAAGCCCCATGCGTTGAGAGTGTTCAATGTGATCCTCATATATCCTCGTGTAAACATCAGCGTCCCGTGAAAGCGAGTAATACCAGTACATAAGCCCGCCCACAGAACAATTGCAAGCCCCCAGCAGTATAAGCAGAACCTTTGCAAAGACCGCACTTGCAAACACCGCACCAATTATCATGATAACGACCCCAAGCAGGATATTCTTATACATATTCCTCTGCATTTTCCTGTGTTCTTCAATATCATGTGCCGCCTTGACCTGCCTCTCCGCCCTTGACAGCTTCGGAGGATATTCATAAACCGCCTGCAAAACATTCACCTCTCAACTCTTTGACTTTTCCATAGCAAGTACAGATTTTGTATAGCGTTTTTGCTTTCTAACAGAATGAAAAAAGTCTCTTATTATCATTTGAACTTTCAAAATCTTTTGATATCAACGTTCTTAATGTGTCTCTGCACTCCTCAATCTGCCTATACAGAATTGCGTTCTCAGATCTTAGTTCTTCAATCTTGTCAATCATTTTATGGTTTAATGACATAGATTGTGTCAACAGATCATACATTTCGTGATATGTTTTATCTCTCATTATTTAAGCTTCCTTTCACATTACTATTGTGCTATATGTGTCCGCTATTAGTAAAGAAAATAGATAGCCCAACAAGGTTTTGGGTTTATTCTGTGTCCGTTAGGACAGGTTTCCACATACACAACGTAATAAACGTCACTCCTCTCACTGTACTCAAAATCTAACTTGCCTCTAAACAAATCAGTCACTTCATCTATGTCTGTTTCTCCAAAAGGAATAGTATACACATCATCATAGCTTGCCTCTGACGGTGTAAGTTTGTTCTCACGCATTGAAAAATATTCTTCTAACGTATTATAATCTATGCCGTACTTCCAAAACTCCGTATAATGTTCCTTGATATACTCCGCTTTTTCTCTTGAATATGCTGTAAGTTCTGCCTTCATAGCATCAATATCTGCCTGCGTGATTTTGTCGCTTCTGCTTGTAGTGCCTGTTACAACATCACTTTCTTCACCATAATGCTCAACCTTTGCATCGTCAATCTTGACAGCCTGAATTTTGAAGTTATATGAAGTTTCAGCATTAAGATTTTTTACAGTAAACTGAGTGTCTGCGGTTCTGCCTATTTCCGCCCAACTTTCACCATTATCCTTATATATCACATACTCATTACAGCCGATCTTATCCCACGAAAGAATAATGCTGCTTTCGGTAACGGAAGAAACATTAAGTCCTTTTGCCTTTTGAGGTGCGGTGGCTGTTGCCACGCCGTCAGACCAATTACCATACTGCTTTGATCCGTCCACGATAGAATAAGCACGAATTTTAAAGCTCTCTCTTGTGGCATTTGGCAGACCTGAAACTACCGCATTTGTTTCTGTTACGTCTGCGACCTCGTTATAAACGCCGTTCTTCCTCATTCCAACTGAATAACCGTCAGCTCCGCTTACACTGTTCCACGATAAGCTTATCTCGCTGTTATTCAGAGTATTGGACTGTGCGCCTGTTACCTTTCCAACGCTCGTTGTGACAGTAACAACTTTTGAATGTTTACCATAATGGTTATAGTTTTTCTTCTTATCGTCCTTCTTGCAAGCCCTTATTTTAAACTGATACTCTGTCTGTGGTGTGAGTTTCTTAACGGTATATGACGTTCTTGTGGTCTTGCCTATCTCCTTCCACTCACCGCTTATGTACTGAAAAACACGATAGTTTGTACAGCCGATTTTCGTCCACGAAAGCTTTATGCTGTCCGAATTTACAGAAGATACTTTCAAGCCCTTGCAAGGCTGAGGGTTTGTGGCGGTGTTCCAATTGGAAGAGTATGAGCCGTATACCTTTTTGCCCTTTACCTTCTTATATGCTCTGACCTTGAAATTCTCTCTTGTGGCATTTGGAAGCTTCTTTACGGTGTATGTTGTGCTTTTGGCATCAGCTACCTTATTATACTTTCCATTCTTACGCATATACACGGTATAGCCGCTTGCACCCTTGACCTTTTTCCATTTAAGCTTTATTTTGCTGTTACTCAAAGTATTTGATTTAAGACCTGTCACCTTCCCCACACTTGCCGCCTCTGCGGTTATCGAGGTTTCTGAAAAAAGGTTATAGTGATCGGCAGTCGGAGCATATATTCCTGTTCCTATCATCATTGCCGCCAGTATAGCCGCTGTTGTTCTTTTAACGCTGTTCTTCATGGTATCTCTCCCTTTTTATCATTCATAAGCTCCGATATATTCCGTTCTCCTACCGCATATCGGACACGGTATCTTATCATCATAAGAAGCAGATATGATCTGTTTCGTTGTCTCACACAACTCTTTACAGCACTTCGGAAGAACTTTTATAATGTCCTTATCGTTTGCCAAAACGTTAGGTCTGACAAGCTTATTAAACCGAACGTACTCGACCCACCCTTTGTTATCAAACATTCGGTAAGAATAAAGCCGACACGCCTCTCTGGTTATCAGATACTCGGTATGATTTGCACAGCCTGAAAACTGCTCCTCTTTAAGCTTTTCAAGCAAGGCTGTTTCACCATTTTTCTCAGCTAAAAGCTCAACGGCTGCTACCCATACAGTTTCAAGTATATCACCTTGATTTGTCATTACGCCATTTCTATACGAATGTTTCTTCTCGCCGTATGCGCCTACGCTTGTTGTAGTCACGCCTGTTCCATAACGAGGTCTTAGTGACTTAAAGCTTATTTCGACCGACTCCAAAGAGTTTATCAAGCCTATCTGCATCTTAGTTCCTTTCCGACTGTGCTATATGTGTCCGCTTTCCGTTACTGCTGCTTTTCCTTCTCATAACCTTCACCTTTGTCTTTTTGTGCCTTTCAAACAGTTCTATCGTCATAATCGCAACTATAACAAATGCAAATATTGCTCCTATGGCAACTATCACCGTTAGCACTGTAGTTATATCAAAGTTCATTCGTTATTCTCCCCTTTCCTACTTTGCAACTCTTAACTTAACACTTAAACTTTTATCATTTTCCATTGCAGTTATAAACCGTTCGATCGTCACAAGAGTATACGTCCTGCTTTCTATGTATGGCGGTACATATTTTTTTACGTTTTCGTAAAGCCTGTTTATATCACAAACCGAAAGACCATATCTTACGTTTTGAATATCTGATTTTCGTAATGCTTTTGAATTGACAATCACGTTTGCTACATCTACACTTTTAGGATAAATGCTCAAATGATAGCCGCACTTTTTACATTCCAAAGGCATCATAAGATACATTGAAACTTCTTTCTGCGCTTTAGTAAGGTTTATCACCATTGACGAGAGAAATAAGACAACAGCTAAAATTAATACTTGCGTTATTATTCCCATAGCAGTAATAAAGTTCAATTTCTCAGTTACTCTTTCGGCTGTCACATTTGCAACGAGGAACGAACTGGCCACCAAAGTCATTATTGCAGCTACGATGTTGTCCGCTTTTTTACTATCATTTGGCAGAAAGCTGTCAATATCCTCAATTGTAATTACAGCTTTATTTTCGCTGCCGTCCTCCAAGTTTTTTATCACATCTTGAAGCACATCAAAAAAATCAGAGTTCTTTAAGCCAAACCTTTTCCAATTATAAATTTCTTTCAAATCGTTAAGTGTAAGATCAGTTGTACCGTACCCCAACCTAGTTTCTTTGGTGAAATCAAATTTTTCATACAACTTTTCTACAGTTTCTTCGTCATAAAATGCAACGCTAAAGACCGTATCCCACATAATTATCTCACCGCATTGTTCACATTTTATGGGCTTTTTCAGCTCGATTTTGACGTTTCCTTTCATTGTATCACTCCTAATTGTGCTACATATATCCACTTAGAACATATCAACAATCTCCATAACTATCTGTGCATCATAAGCTGTCATATCTTCCGTAAATTCTTTGATTTTCCTCGTTATATACTTGGAACGTTCAGACTCAGCACCTTCGCCTTTCCTTATAATCTCTGAAAGCTTGCTAAGATCGTTGGCTGTTAATTCAGCCATATTAACATCAAACCTTTTTTCTTTATTGAAACGAGCAAAAACATAAGGCTTAATTTCAAATGAAAGAATTTTATCTTCGATTTTTTCGTTTGAAACATTACCGCAGTTAGAACATTTCATATGCGCATATGAGGCAAGATTAAAAATTACTTCACTGCGCAAAGAATTGATTTTCCATCTTGCATTTTGTGATGAAATGTATATAAATGCCGACAGCAACAGCACCAAAACATTTATTGTTGATGCCGTAAAATCAAATTCCGATAAAAAAAGTTGGAACGCCGAAACGATAAGGCACAAAAGAGATATAAGAGATATTGCAATAAGAACTCCCTCTCTGTTAATACCGCTGTCATTACTTGATGCCACTTTTTCAAACCTCAAAAAAGGTCTTTCTTCTCCACGGTAAATGACTCTTCCTATTCTACTCAAAGTGTCCTCGTCCAACATTTCATATATGCAATCCAGTTCATCATCGGATAACATAGTCATAGATTTGCACCAAGCTGACCGTGGATCACTAAGCAGCGATAATATATTATTTACAACCGCTCCTCTCAAATATTGCACTTGATATGATTTCACACGTTCCCACGCCAAAATTTCTCCGCAGGACTCACATCTTACAGGCTTTTTAACTTCTATTATTGCTTGCATTTCCATTTTTCTTCTCTCCTCTATTAGATACGTCTTGTTCACCATAATTAAACTTTATCGTATATTAAGATATTTCTTCTTCTCTTTTCGGTACATATTTCATTACCGATTTCCACAAGTATTGGCGTATTACCAAGCTCGGCAAAGTATTGAATACTCCGTATTTTTTCCACTATATGTGAAACATTTTCAGCATCATCATACTTATTGTATTTCATAAACCAATCGCAAAAAAAATCTAAATCTTCTCCACTAAGCTCCGCCTTATTATCCTTAAAAGCTTTGAAGCTTTTAAGCATTTCACAAAGTCTACTATCTGTTTCAAGAGCAAGTCTAGGAATATTTAATTTCTCATTCTGCTTATTTCCGCAATGTTGACATTCGTCCATATGGTCTGTCACCAATGACAAGTCAAGCCGTTGTTTCTTTCTTATAGGAAGAAGCATGAGCAAATTAAACACAAGAGCAATTATAAATGCGAGAGATAGATTTGGCAATGTCAGCAACGATTTTAGCTTTAAAACCGTTGCTTCATCGTGTAATGTTCTACCAATTGTAATCATTGAAAACACAGCGGCAAGAACATATGCTATAATTACGGAAATCGTTCTAAGCAAAGCCCAAAAAGCTCTTGTTTTCAAAACTGAGTGATACTTGTACTCTGAAAAACTGAGAGATAATCTTTCTTCTCCGCTATGTTTCGGTATTGATTTGTCACCCAAAAGCCGAGTTAGCTTTTGAACATCGTTATCCGAAAGAATTTTGCTTTCCGACCCATTTTCAACTTCTTCACCGCAATCTATCAAGCTGCGAATAGACATCACATAACCACATACAACAGTTCGATTTGTCCTCGAACGTTCCCAACGTATAATCTCACCGCACTCCCTACACCTTATGGGCTTCTCCACATCTATGATAACACAGTTTGTCATTTTTTCTCCTTTCAATTGTGACACATATATCACGCTAATTATTCTTACGTCTTTTAAATAAGCCTTGCTTTTTCTTAGACTGTGGCGCATCAGCAAGATTAAAAATTCTACCGTACACCTCTGCATTATGCGCCGAGTATTCAAAGCAACTCTCCGATGCAGACAGCCTGAACACCTTATATCCCTTCTGCGCCAAAGGAAGTATCTTATCTGTAAATCTGTTTTCACCAATGAGATTGAAGAGAAAATACGTTTGAGGCACATATGACATAGCACTGTCAACGATATACTTTTCTATAACTGAAACATTCCAAAAGCCAAAGTCAGCTACAAGAAGCTTATATGGACATTTTTCATACTCTGTCAGTTCATCATCAGAAACTATACCAAAGTCTTTAATGGTTATCTCGTGATTTCCCTGAGATATACTCAGGCAAGCAGGAGAATAATACGAAACGCCGTTATACTTAAAGCCGTCATTGATACTGCACTCAACGTTGAGATAATCTGCAAAGTTCAGATATGTTTCATTGTCTGAGAAAACCACGCCGACTGAATACTTCTGTTTCAGAAACGAAGCAAGTTCTACGGAAACGTGCGTACAGCCTGTGCGCCGTATAAGCTGACTTACCGCCACAGTGATATGTGCCGTCAGCATTGCAGGGTTAAATCTGCTCTGCTCTGCCACTGTATTTACCGTGGCGTTTTCAAAAACTGCCTTCGGCTGTTCATATACAAGAGGAGTATGGTGAGAAGCATTGTTCTCAGGGCGGCTCAATTCTTCCGTAATGCTTTCTTCAAAGTCCTGCGGCTTATCATCAAAGCTTACAACTGGAACGTCCTCTGCCTCGTCTGTGTCCTCTGTATCAGGTGTTTCCTCTGTTGCCTCTTCCTTATCCGCAAAGTATTCCTCGCTGTTGGAATTGGCGATAAGCTCGTCAACGTCCTCACCTATAAAGTCAGGAACATCTTCATCAGGCACAACGTTCTCAGTTCCACCCTGCGCCTCTGTAACGAGTTCTTCAAAGTCTTGCGGCTTATCGTCAAAGCTTACGATTGGAACGTCCTCTGCCTCGTCTGTGTCCTCTGTATCAGGCGTTTCCTCTGTGGCTTCTTCTTTATCTGCAAAGTATTCCTCGCTGTTGGAGTTGGCGATAAGCTCGTCAATATTCTCATTGATAAAGTCAGGAACTTCTTCATCAGGTACAACGTTCTCAGCACTGCTCTGCTCCTCTGTAACGAGTTCTTCTAAGTCTTGCGACTTATCATCAAAGCTTACGATTGGAACGTCCTCTGCCTCGTCTGTGTCCGCTGCATCGGGCGTTTCCTCTGTAACCTCTTCCTTATCCGAGAAGTATTCTTCGCTGTTGGAGTTGGAGATAAGCTCGTCAACGTCCTCACCTATAAAGTCAGGAACTTCTTCATCGGGTACAACGTTCTCAGCACTGCTCTGCTCCTCTGTAACGAGTTCTTCTAAGTCTTGCGGCTTATCATCAAAGCTTACGATCGGAACGTCCTCTGCTTCGTCTGTGTCCGCTGTATCAGGTGTTTCCTCTGTTGTCTCTTCCTTATTCGCAAAGTATTCTTCGCTCTTTGAGTTGGCGATAAGCTCGTCAACATTCTCATTGATAAAGTCAGGAACTTCTTCGTCAGGCGCAACGCTCTCAGGGTGGCTCAGTTCCTCTGTTTTGCCATACTCATTTAAGCCATTATCACCATATCCCTGCTCTATATTAACAGGGGCTATTGCCGCAACAGAAGGAGAATTTTGATAGAACTCATTTTCATCAAAAGTTTCCTCGAACTCTGCCGAAAGCTGTTCCTGTTCCTCACGCTCCATATCCTCATTTTTAAAGTTCTCAGGCATTTCTACCTTCGCAAGCTTAAACGCCGCCTCAGCGTTTGTTATCGGTGACAGCAAATGCCTATGATAATCGTCAACCGTCCTTACACCAGTAATGATGTTATAAATACCATTGCGGATAAGCTCAGTCACAAATTCGTCGTAATTGTCTATCTCGACCCTGTTCACAACGCTATAGAAAATTTTAAGATTAGGGTCAGCCTTTTTTAAATCTGTGAGTATTTCCAACTCGCTTATCTCTTTATTCTTCGAGCCGCAAGGAACACCGTTCACCCAAAACAAGGCGTGAGGATTATAAACCTCTGTGATTTGGCGAATGAGTTCGTCTTTATTTTTTACTGAAATGATGATGCCCAAAACATTGATGTTATGTTTCTTACTGGGCATATATTCTTTCATTGTCTTTTTATTAAGCTTATTGCAGACAACAACTACATTCATTGTATACTTTCCTTCCTATGTCTATAAGTATATTTCGACCCATTCCTTTATCTTGCCTATAACCATATCAAAGGAACTCGCCAATGAAACATCTTCCTGTACCGAATTAAAAATGATAGTAACAAGAAGTGATGCCACAAGACAAACAACAAACGAGCTGAGTATCTTAACTATCCACTCGCCAACGGCTTTCAAATTATTCTTGAACTTTACGGAATGGTCTATCGTTCTTTTTTCTTTCTCGGCAGCTTCTTCACTGTCCTTTTTATCGAAAAACAACAGTCTGCTTTCTTCTGATTTCAATACACTCACCTCATTATAAATTTTACACTTAAAATGCGCAAAAGTCAACACATTTGAGCAAATGTGCTATACGTGTCACATCAGAAAATCATCAAGTGCCTGCAAAACAACTCTTCCCTTACCACGGATATGCTGTGAGTGAGTTTCATTGTATACCTTCACATAATCGTCAAGGCGTTCTTTCATTTCCTGAGTGATATAGAAATGCACCTTTATCGGTCTTTTTCGTTCCTCAGACAGCATACCTGAGTCGCTTTTCACAAGATATTCTCCCTTAATTTCCGTTGGATTGCTCAGGAAGCTTTCGAGAACAGGCTGCCAAAAGCCCACATACTGTGTATGACCGATTATCTCATTATCTGCAAAGTAATCATCAATGGCTTTCTTCATTTTCTCAGAAACCGCTATTCTAACAAGGACGTTATTGAAAACTTCCTTGGTTATAGACTTTTTCTTCTTTATCGGCGACAAGATAAGGTCGGGATATTTTTCAGCATAAGATTTTGCAAGGACTCTCACGAACTCTCTTGACGTATTATACATTCGTCCTATATCCGCATACCGTTTACCCTCTGCGATCATATCGCTCATTTTCTTAGCATCAAGACGAGAACGAAGAACATCAGGATATCGACTTTCGTGGTCTGTTATCCACGCTTCAATGAAGTCAAGCTCAGACTTATCAGAAGTCCATTCAACATAATGCTCCTTTATATAATAAAAGATGTTAGCCGTACTATGATAAGGTGTAGCAACCGAATAAACCTTATCGTATACTGTTTTGTCGCCACATTTCAAGCACTTTGCGCCGATCATAGCAAGGATATCATAACTATCGCTACAGGTCTGCATCAGAACGTCCGCATACTTGACTGAGCTATCATTGAGGTTAATATTCAGTGTTGCGCCATTCACGCCTACAAGAACGCCCATTACTATTCTTCTACTGCCGCCTCTCTCTTTTGTGAAAAAGGCGTTGTCTAAGATATAGTAAGCACCCTTATATTCAAGTGTACTGCCTATGTTTATCTTTCGGGAAATGACCTTATCCAGTTCTGCCTTTTCCGCAGGAGTTCTCGGTACAAGGTCATTGATGTTTTTTATGATTTTCATAAAATAAAACCTCTTTCGTATTGTGTTCTATGAATACATTATAGCATATTATAAGCAATTTGTCAAGTGCTTTTTTGCAAATGTATAAGAAAATTGTGAAAATACTTGACGTGACATATGTAGCACACAAAAAAATAGCAGAGGTCTTAAACTCCTCTGCTATCTTCATCATTCTATTTGCTAGGGTCAGTTGCACAAAGCTCATAAACCAATGAATTGTCTCTGACTTTTCGAGGTATTCGCATATCATACATAACCTTTTTTTGACCTACCTTTATGATACCTGTTCCAAGAACGCCTGATGATACCCATTTAGTTTCTTCGGGGGTAAGCTTAAATCTTGCCGCCGCTACTTCAATATCAGCCTCTCCCTGCTGACAAAGTATCGTCATACTTGCGTTGTCCATCATCGCATTGCCGACCGTGGACTTTGAGAACGTTGAAATGTTCTGAACGATAGCTGTCGGTATACCGCCAAGTTTACGAATACGGCGGTAAGTTTCCTCGTAATATTTACTGCTTCTCGTTGCCTCTCGTCCTGTATAGTCTGTAAGCATTGTCTGAACTTCATCGTTTACAAATATCGTTCTGTAGCCATTTTTGCTGTTCTTATTTACAGTCTGCCAAATCAGTTCAAGAATTATCTGCAATGACATTGTTTTGTCCTTTTCGATATTCTTAACATTGAACTGGATAAGCTTATTATTCATATCAATGTTTGTATGACCGTCAAAGAAGTAATCACTATCTGCATAAAATTCGAGGTCAAGAGCAAGCTTTTTCGCCTCGTCCTCGTCTTGTCCTTTTAGCATTTTGTACAGGTCGCTGAATACTGGCTTGTCCTTCTCGTCACCACTCTTTATATACGGCTGATATAGATGCTTTATACACCTATTCAGTATACTTGTTTCCGAAGAGGTAAGAGGAGATTTCTTTGCAAGCTCGACAACCATAAGCATAAAGTCTATTTTCATTGAAATAGGGTCTTGCTGAGTGTCCTTATCAACATAATTCAAATCTATATCGAATATATTGATTTTCGTTTTCGAGGAAGGAGTAATGTTTATCTGAACGCCGCCCATTTCTTCAAGAAGATGTGTATACTCTCCGTCAGGGTCGATGAATATTGACCTATAATCAGGGTGTTTCAGGTACATCTGAATAAATGTCAGCTTTTCAAGCATAGACTTTCCTGAACCCGATGCACCGAACATCATAGTGTTAGCGTTCATTCCTTCGTCCTTATCAATAGCGATAAGATTTCTATTGACCTTTTCAAAGCCGTAACATACCCCCTTTGGATTGTAGAATACTCTCGTTGAAAAAGGTATAAGCACCGATGCCGCCTCAGTAAGAAGGTTTGTAGTATAGCTCGTTTTACTTCCGTTAAAATGATTGACTGCAAACGGCATAACAGAATGTATTCCCTTCTCTTGTCCGCCTGCTATTACATTCAAAGAGACCAGACTGCTTCTTGCTTTCTGCTTGATGTAGTCTGTAAGACTGTCAAGCTCTTCAAGGCTCTCTGCGCTTATGGTTACAAACAGTGCAATTCTGAAAAGTTCGTTTTCAGTTTTATTAACCTCGTCAAGAACATTTCTGAGGTTTTTAATTCTTGCTGATACAGTATATGACATTCCAGTTATTCCTTTTCGATTGTTTTCTTTTTCAATTTGATCTTGCCGATCAACTGCATCACCATAATCGTTTCTAATCTGTTTCAAAGCGTAATTTTTATCTAATCTTGTAACAATTTTTGATACACATACCCTGTAAGGATTGTCGAGGAGCTTTGCTATGAAGCTATCAGTCAGCTCGTTCACATCATAAGAAAGTCTCATTGCCAACACTCTCATAAAGTGATTATCGCCTAGTTCTATGTATTTTCTCGTAAACTTGAAGCCATTTGGTGCAATGTAATCTCTGATATTTTCTCCCCTTGCATAGATATCCTTTGCAAGCTTGAACTCCTCATAAGGATAATAGATATCGTGCATTAGCTTAAATGTTTCTTCTGGCTCTAGGACTCTTGTCTTTGAGCCTAGTGCTTCAAGCACGTTGCTGATATCCTCATAGGTGTTATGCAAAGTTGTCAAATCGTCCTTGCTGTTAAGCAGCTCATATGAAAGAGCCATGTATGTTAGATGTTCAGCCGTTGACTTTGCAGACTGTGAAACATAGTATGAAATGATATCGTTCATACTGTCAACGAGTTCTTCTTGATCCTGATTACCCTTAGTTCTAAGCATCATTTCCCTGTCATAGCGTTTAGGGTCAACAGGCTTATTCACTATAAGCTCCTGATACGTTACATTCTGTGGCAGAGAGTTCAGTAGTTCGTGGTACTGGTTTACCATTCTTCGTTTGCTGTCGAGTGTCAGCTTATTGTACTCGATATCCGTATATGCAAATACCAAAGCATACACATTCTCACGCACCTTCACAATTCCGCCCTCGTAAACTTCCTCAAAAGGTAGAGTATCTTGCGCAGTCTTTGGAACACAAATTGACTTGCCCTCGTATTTGCTTTTTTTCTTCTTCATTTCCGTTTCGTCCTCTCCTACAATGAATATGCCTTCGACCTTTTTGTTGTCAGCGATAGATGCCTCTTCACCAACCGGCACGTCAAACGTGCCTCTCTTGCAATATGGTCGCACATCTACCCTTTTTTTCATCACTTTTATTAAATACACTACTAATACCTCATTGTCCTTCTCAATCATAAAACCGAAATAAGCGGCAACAAAGATTAATCCACCCATTATGGATCTCGTTACTAATCCCATTCCAAAAAGTTTACCAAACGTAAGCATTTCTGTGATAACTATCGCCGTTGCTATGACGGCAACAAATAAATCTTTAGTTGTAAAGCCCTCTTTATTCTTTTCACCCTCAGACCTCACATACTTTATGTTGATTACTTTTGCTTTTATCTCAGCCAAGTTTCTTCCCCCTTATTCAAATATCCTATATAGAAACGATTTTTTCAGCATTAAACAGCCTATGCCTATTATTATGATAAAACAGTCAAGGTTTACAGCCGTGATCTTGCTCATTTCCTCACTTACCCACGCCTCGCCTATTTTGTATATAATAGCCATAGGTATAGTTTGAAACACAACAAACAGATACGATTTAAAAAACTTCTTAAAAATCCATTTCATCTTCTTCATTTGACTGCAAGCAAAAAAGATAGATGATATTGAAACCATACAACATAGTTCTATCTGTCTAACAGTCAGCTTGCAGACAACGCACATTGAAATGATAAATGCAATAACATTTAACGCAAGAAATGACAACGCATTTGATAGCCACGCACACAGCGTATATATGAAGTTATAAAACACATTTCCCGAAGTGGTTTCTTCAACCGCAAGTTCAAACGGTTTTATGACTAAATCATCATTAAAAATAATGTTTGACAGCAAGCCTGCCTCCATTTTTAATATGAGCATACAGATACCGAAGGCATTTGTTATCCAAAAGACCACACCAAAGAAAGACCACGCAAGCTGTTTAAACTCACTCTTGCTAAAACCATCAAAATTTGATGATGCTATTTGCTTATATACATCTATGTACCATATCATTATTGAAATAAACACTACAAAGGGATATAGTGAAAAATATATATTTCTCACCATAGTAACTGAGTTATCTTTAAGCAGACGTTCTTCCTTCAAGGCAGAGCGAATGGCATTAAATCCAAATGAGGTTATTCCAATTATTTTATCAATTATGCCGTTCAGCCAATCAAGGGCATCTGCCGCCAAGTCTACATCACCAGTAAACACGCCGATTATATAATTGAAACCGTCTATAATACTATTCCAATTATCACGGTCAAACTGTTCTGTATAAACTCTCCAACGGTCATATATGGATATTTCCTCGCCGATATTATCAGCCTCACCATTGAAAATCTCGTTCCAAGTAAAGTATGGCTGTTCATCATCGCCAATATCCTCTCTCAAAAATCGCACATAAAGATTTTGATAGTCCATTCCTTGTGATGATATCCTACCTATAACATCGCCTGCCTCTACATCATCATCAGGCGACACAAGCCATTCAATCGAGCCACTTATCTGTGGGCTGTATACGGTCTGTATCTCCCCTTCATTATCCTCTAGCCACAGATAATCAGACTGGATATCGAGAATGTAGCCGTCCATAACAGCATAAATGTTTCTTGTTCCTCCACGATCGGCGGCGAATTTAAAGGCATAAAATACTCCGTCCTCGTCATTTTTTTCTTCCTTGTTAGCGGTCAAGGGATAGCACCTATCATCAATATACACAGGCTCGTCCGTAGTCTGTGTTATACCCTGTATCGGCTCGTTGTCAGCATTGTCGGCATAAACAGATAGCTGAGGAAAAAGCAATGTTATGAGTATGATAAATATAGCACTCACCATTAACTTCTTCATTTAATTCCCCCTCTCAATGTGCTATATGTAGCACATTATGCTTTTACTAAGTTCTGCAACACCGCAGGCGGTTTGAGCAACATTATTCCCATAGCTATTATGATAAACACATCACCGAGATAGTCCGCTAGTGACCTGTCACCGCCTAAGAATAAAAATCCTGTATCGCCTGTTATCGAAAGAACTTCATCGTTGAACCACGTCATACCCACTAATATGACTATTGCCATAAACAAAGTCTGAGCCACAACCGAAAGAAAGGTCATAATAAACTTTTTAAAATACTCCTGCATCGACTCATAGCCTGCACATGCAAAGAACAAAGGAGATATTGCTATCATACAACATACCTCTATCTGTCTCATTTTAAGTTTGATATCCACACACCAACCTATAATGATAAGCACTAACATTGCAACGTACATCGGCAAAACTTTAATAATTCCGTCAATCAAGTCGAACAAATACCCTATCAATCCGATACCCATTCCTTCACCAAAACTATCCTCGTCAATATCAAGCGTTTCAAAAAGTTCGTCTATGCTTGGAAAGTTGTCAGCAACAACGCTCACCATTCCCTCATTTATGTAAACTATACACTTACATATCCAATAACTACAGATAATAAGGATCAACGATGGAAATGACCTTGCAAGGCAGTTTGTGAACCGTTTGAGAGTAAGCTCACCGTCCTCAGACCGCCGTATCTCCCCTTTTAATTCTAAGGCAAGACCCATCGACCATATGCCAACAGAGAAAGTTGCAAGTGAAGTCGCTATATTAGCAATCATATGTCCGTTTCCAAATAGCGTATTTGAATTAAACAAATCATCTGCAACAACAGCGTCCATTAAACCGTTCCAGAGAGCCGCCAATGTTTCAAACATTGATTCCAAACAGCTTATAAGCAACGGTGCGGCAACGTTTTTGTCAGAGTTGACAAGACTCACCATTGCATCTATAACTTGCTCTATCGTATCAGCGATGTTACTCAGTGCATTACTTATCCCCTCAAAAAAGCCCTCATCATCTTCTTCACTATCGCTGTTGCTTTCATCATCAGCATACACCTGTATTACTCCTACGCCGTTATAATTAAGCACCTTTCCTGCTGTACAGCTAAATAAGCACACGGCAAACACAAGAAAAACGCACAGTATTTTCTTCAATTCATATCGCCCTCCTATAATAAGAAAGCCCCTTGCAAGGGGCTTCTCTGACTTTTAAGAGCCTGATCCGAACAGACTCGGCATACCTTCGCCCGACAGCATAGACTTAACGCCTACTTCAAGCATTACTGTTGCGGCAACAATAATTACACCCATAATGAGCTTTCTCTTAGCTCCTTTGGACTTTCTTTCTTCTTCTTCGTTCTCACCTTGCCACCAGTCTTTAAGTGGCTCAACAAGTGTTACGATTATGTATATTCTTATTGCCCAAAATATGAGCGTTGCGATATCAGCTATGTAGCCGTTAGCATCTTCCGCTGTAACCAAAAGGGTTATATCGCTTGCAGTCTTCGTAATTCGTGGCATCAATGCCATAATTGCACTATTCAGCATTTTTTCACTTCCTTTCAAGTAATCTACTATTTCAAATGTTCACACTTTTGAACATTTAAAATCACGTCTTTAATTCTCATAAGCCCGACCATTTTATCACGGTTCTCAAGAACACCTGTAAAAGATATTCTGTCGCCTTTCTTAAAGAAGTCAGGAAACTTCAAAGAGTACGGCGGCATTATTTTTATGTCTATCCAAAACGGCTCACTTGCATTTTGAAAAATAGCAAGTGAATTATAGACCACCCTCATTGGTTTGCCGCCTATAATCGTTTCTGTGAGTCGAACATCTTGTCCGAGCCTTCCTACTCCTTGTACGGATAACTGCATAAATCTCACCTTATTTCATCGTCATTGTCATTGTCGGTGCAGGAGAAGGCGCAGAAGATTGAGCCGCTGAACTTACGATACCCTTAGCTGCCGATGCGGCAACTGTGGCAGCAGCAGAAGCACCGCCAGTCGCCGCCCCTGCCGCTGCTTGTGCTGTTGCTTGTCCTGCGGCTTGTGCCGTAGTTTGCGCTGTCGCTACTGTAGCACTTGATACAGCCTGTGAAGCACCTACCTGAGAAGCTTGCGCCGTTGTGCCTTGTACAGCTTTTGCGCTTGTTGCCCCATTGACTTTAGTAACTCCGCTTTCAGCCTTTACAGCTTCTTCTGCAACTCCTTCGGTGCGTGACATATGTGTCACGCCCTCGTGCTTTGTGTATGCACTCATATACTCTTTGTACGTTTCTATGTTTTCTCTATCGCATATCCAGCTCAAGCCTTCCTCAGTAACATAAAAATCGTCAAAGCGTGGGTCATATTTAATAAGTTCTTCCTTTTCAAAGCTTTTAAGACCCTCTAACACTTTGTTTCTGAGTTCCTCGTTTTCTATACTTTTCACATATTCAAGGCTTAATCTGTCATTCGGCAAGAAATAATATATATCATTTTCTGTTCCAGTAAACTGAAAAGGCTGTTTTGAGAACAGTTCTTCTGCCGCATTGCTTCTAGCTCTATATAATTGATTTTGAACTTGTCTTAACCTTCTTTGTTCTGACTTATTTTGTTTGCCCGATAGTCTCCTGTTCATTTGAAACTGAAAATAGAACTGTATTGCAGTTTGAAGAACTCTCCAAACACCACCCAAACTCTCTGACTGGTCTGACATTTTCACATTCCCCTTTCATATATTAATCTCTTTTTTCTATCTCGCTTGCAACTTCCTGAAAGAGAGCATCTTTGTCAAATTCAACTTTGACAGCCCCCTTCTTTTTCTTTTCTTTCTTGTCCTGCTTAACATATTGAACAGTCGCCTCACCATAGACTTCCTCGAAGAAATCTTCATCGGTAACTGATACCAAATCGGCATCGTTATAATCTCGTTCAAACTGTTCTCCGAGTTGTGTGTTGACAGCTCTTTCTTTTTCTGCCTGTGCCTCTGCCTTTCGTTTTTCTCTTGCTTCTTTCACAGGTAATAACGATTTATCAATGCTTGTAAAGCATCGTTCTTTTTTTTCTTTCTGCCACGGAAAATATACATCTTCTGAATGGCGAAAATCACAAGCCCTCAATTTTAAAGCTTTAAAAGGTCGGCGAAAACCAATAAGAAAAATACCCATACCTGTATGATCGCCTTTTTCATCGCATAGCGCATCAATTTCGTCAGGAGAAATAAGCAATCTTCTTTGATCCTGTTCGCTTTCGCTCGTACCATTCTTACTGTAAGACTTATTTTCCTTCTTGAATGTGGTATAACCTATCTGTTCTTCACATAGCCACTTGCGTATCTTATTATCTCTCGAACCAAAAAAACATACAATACCACAGTTAGATAATATATCTTCTGCTTCTTTGTCGTATTTTGCCTGTAACTGAGTAAGTGATTGTATAACAAATGTCATTCTAATGTTCATAGAACGTATTGTTGCAATATCGTCTTTTAGAGTCGGTATTTTAGAAATATTACAAATTTCATCAGCCTCAATGTTAAGCATAACAGGTAAATTGCCGCCGCATTTCTGTGATGCCATATACTTCATTCTTGAAATGAACTGTTGATAAAACATTGAAATTATCGGCTTAAATGTTGTCGATCCTATTGGATAGATAACGAAAATAGCCTCTTTTGAATTTGGCTTAGTAAAATTGTCAAATTCCATTTCATCTTCTGCTGTAAATTTTGAAACAACTTCGGTATACCACAGTCCTAACCTCTTTTGCAAGTTTGCAACAACGCCGCCAAGGGTCTCTTGTGGAAGTCCTTTCATTCCCTTATAGTTGAGTACAACTTTGTCCTCGTCTAAATCTTCATTTTCACGATCTATTGCATACTTTTCCATTAACAACGAGTATTCACAAACAGGGCTGAGTTTCCTATCTTGATAGTCGATGCTTGTGAGTATCTGCACAACACGCTCAAAGCTTTTATTCGTTTCATCTTTCGACTTATATATGTACAAAATCAACGAGGTGAAAAAATCTTCTGCTGCGCCCGTCCAATAATCATTTTTCTCGCCGTCCTCTTTCGTTGCGTTCATAAAATCTGCACCAAGGTTTAAAACATCAAGTTCGCTGTTTATATACGCATAAGGATTATAGTGATAAGACAATTCTACATTGTAAAAATTAAGAACTCGTACATTATAGCCATACTTTTTCAAAAGATATGCACAGTCCTGATAGACCGAGCCTTTCGGATCAATAATAAAATAATTACCTAACATCTGCATTACGTCAGGTTTGATAACGCCTTCGGTCTTGCCTGCACCTGTTGTAGCTATTACAACCTTATTGGTGTTTGCAACTGCCGCCTGCTTTACCTTGTCTATCTTCTTGCCTGCTTTAAGGGAAACATATATTCCCTTTGCAACTGGAACTCCTTCGGGGTCTGCAAATTTTTTCTTTTCATCGTCACTTGCCCAATGAGCAGAGCCTTGTTCAACTCCCTTGAAAGAATATTCGACCTTTCCCATAAACGCCACTAGCATCGCACCGATAACCATAACGTGTACATACCACGTTTGAGCTAACATTATTATTCCAGTCTTAATATTCTGCAAGCTTTTAAGCCCATAGAAGAACTCTCCGTGTAACAATCCCCTTGCCGCTTTAATCAGCACATTATATTTCAGGCTTCCTGCCGTACCGCCTCTTGCGGCATATGATGTACACACTGCAAGTGCTACAATCAGGTATAGCACCATGCAAACCACACAGGGAGCTTTGCTTTTCTTTTTTTCTTTTTTCAGAGCATAATCTGCCATTTATCCACACCTTTATGACCTTAACATTTTATGTATTTTATTCGCCCATTATCTACAATATCTGATTATAATTATACACCTGAAATGCGCAAAAGTCAACACATAAAAAATATTTCTTGTGAAAAATATAAAAAATTAAACTTATGAGATAGCACGTCTGATTTGTGCTACATATGTCACAAATAACGCTATAACGCACACCGAAAAAAATTCGGTATGCGTTATATAAATCTACATCATTGTTGCCGCACTTGACATATTATTGTTTTGTTGCGCCGCCGCTGCCAAAGTTGCCGTGTGTTCACTGTATGCACGTTCAACTGTCTTTAAGGTTTTTATAACAGCCTTTTCTTGCAAACTTCTGTATCTTGCGATGCAGTAGTTACCAGTGTTCTCACCTGACGACATTGCATAATCAATATCTTGCCTATGACAGCTTCCTTCAAACGCTAACAAGCATTCTTTTGGAACTTTGATATATTTATAGTCTAATCCCTTCGTATCAATGACCATATTTTCAAGTTGTATCATTTTATCCACGTTGAGATATTCTAATGGCATTTTGTAGGCAAGATAAGCCGATACTCGTTCACGTTCCAACAAATCAAACTTGTTATCGTAAATGGAATAAAAAGCAATGTTGACATCTTCTACTCTTTCATTAAAACCATTTTTGAGTACATTATTTAACTCCTTGCTAGTCTGACTAATTTTCTCAATATCTGATAGACTATAGATTTCATATGATTTTTCATCATCGGGAAAATGTATTTTGATGCTTGGCTTACAGCTTGAAAGATTTTCTGAATAATAGTCTGCAAACTTCTCACGCACATATTCCATACTATGTGATATCCTGTCTAATTCACTATATGCTTGTTCTAACTCAGCCTTGTTATTTTTCAAATTGGCTGAGGCGATTTCTCTTTTCTTAATTTCAGAATGTCTAAAAACTTTATTTACAAAATTAGGCTTTATACCTTTTAAACTTTCTACATCAGCCTCATTAGCACTAATTTTGCTCTTGATTTCATCAATCTTGCTTATAACCTTCATACTTGACTCGTACTTTTCTTTCATCGAGTCTATGGCTGTTTCAAGATTTGCGCCTTCTAACAGATCTTTTTGATTTTCTATGCAAGCTATTTTGTATAGCTCCGTATCAACAAGCTTTAGTGTTAAATCTATTTTATCTGCTATTTCAAATGGTAACTTTATCGTCTGAATACCTTCATACCTTTGCGGCGGATTTTCACCGATAAGCCTATACAATTCATCACACGCTTCCTCAGTAAATGGGTTATAATCTTCTGGAACGTACATATTAGGACATTTATCCATACATTCCCAATACGCTTTTTGAATTATATTTTTGTCAGTAGTTATTCTGTGTTCATAAAACTCTGTTTGTTTACCATTTAAGTTTATTGAAACAGGTATATCCTCTGTTTCCAACTTAACCAATCCATTTTCAGGACGAACATACAAAAAAACACTGTTATATGTGTCTATAATTTGCTGAGAATAATAATCATATCCCTTTATGCACGCCGCAACTCTGTCATCAAGAATTTTGGACTCTTTTAAATCGCCATGATTTCTGTAATTTTCACTCTTTGCAGAGTAAAGCTTTATTGCTACTAACAACTTATCCCTCATTTTGGACATTTCTTTGGTTTTAAGTAGACTATCAACAATATCCTTTGACTCATAGAGTGCAGGCTCGTTGCGATCTATAAGATATTTCACATCACTCTTTGATAAAAGACCTTTGGCGTAGCCCTGTTTAATGCTAGCTACACTATGATAGACACCATAAATAACATCTTTTCTTTTTTTCTCGTCTATCAGACCAAGCTCAAAACACTTTAATGCCACCTCTCCAATACTATCATAGCCCATTTCTCTAGCATCAATAAGAGTTTCGTATAAATGAGACTCAAATGTGCCAACAGTAACATCTTCTCCGCCATAAGGGGATATATCTTCATATGATCTTAATTCAGCTATCTCGTTTTCAGCTTCTTCAACACAGCTTTTGAGATATGCCTTCTTTATGTGTTCCTCACCAAACAAATCTGAATATGCTGAAAGTATAAAAGGACTTTCCGAGGGTTTTAAATCTTCAAGAAGATGCTTCCCAATGGTTTTGGTTTCAACAGGCAAATTCAAACGTTCTTCCCAACTCATACCGTCTATTTTTTTGTTTGAGATGCTTCCCTTGCTAGGGTCATAAACATTAACTAAAACGGTACTTTCACTTTTGGCAGTTTCTGAACCAAACGTATCAGAGTCCACTCTATTTTCTATGTAGAAATTCTCAGACAGCCAGTGACGGTTAATGTGCCTGCTATAATACGGCGTACCTATGCTATCCGTATACGTTGCCATTACTTTGTCCTTATTTTCCTCAAAGAACTCGTGAAATGACTTTCCTGACGAATTGTAGTTGTCGATTATATCAACTACATTCTTTTCGGAACGTTCTGCAATACGTTTGTCTAAAAGGGTACGAAAGCCCTTCTCTATATTCAAAGAATTAAGTTTTGCTTCTGACACCAACTGCTTCATTTCAGCTATGCTGTCTCCGAAGGAAATAAAATCATTCGGTGTTCTGTTTCCTTCGGAGACAGCTCTCCTTAGATGATATATACCAACGTTATTGTTATCGAGGTCAAACGTTACCGATGCGATAAGATTTTTGCTTTGCTCGATTTCAGCAAAATCACTAGCTGAAATTTTTTCAGCTTTTGAAAGTTCAGCATAAGGTTTATCCTCAGATAGTTTCTCAAAGAGTACCGAAAGTCTCTTATCCTCTGCCTTAAAATAATCTATCTCACCATTATACTCTGTGGAATAGATTATTGTCTTGTCGATCGCACTCTGCTTTTCCTTCTCACTCAGATATATCAAATCATCAAAATTGAGATTTTCAAAACACAACTCGTTCATTTCTTCCAAACTGTTATAGCTGTCTATGTGTGCTACAACGTTGTCATACTCAGTTACGATGCGGAAATTTTCAAGGTCAGCCGATACTTGTATCGGAAACTCCTCGTCAGAGTCCGTGGTGTATGCAAGAGCCACATCTGACAGGTCTAGCACATCATCATATGCACTTGTATCACCAAATTCCGCTACAGAATAATCATTTATAAGCTTCAATGCAGTTCGTACCGCCTCGTTTAAAGGCTCTCCATTCACACTCGACATACTCTGCGCCGCACTTACAGTTTCGTAAAGACTATTCGCTATCTCCTGCGGCTCTATGTCATTCTTTAAGACCTGTCCTTCCCACATTACCTTATCGCCGCCATATGCGCCAAGACCCTTCATATTAATGTTATTATGGCATTTGAGAGCTACGCCGCCGCTGTTCTCCCAGTCAATAAGGTTTTTGTTATAATCGTCATACAACACGTCAGTATTACTTATACCATTCGGGATATATTCAGCCTTATTGTGTCCAATTTCTGTGAACAACCGATGTTCTCTGTCTATCTCAGGAAGATATTCGTCAAGCCACTCTTGCTTTTCAGCTTCACAGTACGGCGGCTCTCCATTGACTTTTGCTGAGAGAGTAAAGACCTCTACATCTTTGTGTTGCTCCATAAATAACTTGATGCCTTCCGTCATTTCCTCGTATGGTTGAAGGTTACGGAAATAACCCTTTTCATACATTTGTTCGAGATAGTTTGGAGAGGCATCGTAAAAACGTGCGACTGTACCGTCAAGGTCAATAAACAGCCTTGACTTAGTTGTCATTGTACTCATATTCAATTCAATCCTTTCAAAAAATTGTGCTATATGTAGCACAACTAAAAATCACCCTATATGTGATGTGTGTTATCTTTAACTGTATTTTCAGCGTGTTTTTTTGCCGCATTAAGCATATGTGGATATAGCTTCCTGATTGTCTGATAAATGGTGTCGCAGTATATCGCTGCAACACCATTTGTATCATCAGGCTCTATATCAAAATACTCCTCTATCGCAAACAAGCTCAGAGTGTCAAGGCTTATCTTGCCTTCCATTGCTCTAAATATAATCATTTGTGAAAGGTCAAGGAGTGGCTGTGCTATAACAAGTTTCAGCTTTTCGTAAGCCACAGGGTACTCACGAAACATCTTTTTTAAAAAAGCTACGTCTTTGTTTGTGTCTAAGCCAAGAAGATAAACCTTCTCACCATTGCACTCTTTATATATATACGTTAAAAGTGAAGTGATCGCTTTCTGAACATCTTCTCTTTTTGCAGTGCATTTCTCATACGCCTCTGACAGTCCTGCCGTCTTTACCCTTTTAGCAAAGTTCGGATCGTCATATGAGATTTTAAGGTGCATACTTGACGGCGTTTTAGATAGCGTTTTTAGTGCTATCTCCAAAATGTAATCTCTGTTGGATATGCCAGTTGTAAAAGTTGAGATAACAATGATATTCTTTTTCAACCCCATAATATCACCGCCTGTCTATTAAACCGTAGGAACGGCGGTTTGCTGTGCCTGAACTGCCTGCTGTGCCTGATTATTCGCCGCAAGTATCGCATCTTTATCGAATGTAACTTTTGGCAGGATAGTGTGATTTTCTCCTTCAATTCTCAGACCGCACTTATCAAGTACACGTTTAAACAAATCGGCTTCCTGCGACCTTACTGTAAACTGTGTCTGCTGTGTTGCTCTTGTGGTTATGCTTGAATACGGAATATTATTCTCATTCATAATTTTTATAATAGGCTCTGCCGTTTTTGCATCTATCTTATTTGTATAGAATGGCACGTCCGCAGAGGTAGCGACTACCTCTTTGTAGTCCATTGTACCGACCTTTGAAACTTTTGGAACTATTCTTTCCGATTTAAGTTCGCTATCATACAGCCACTTATTATTGTTTCTCAGGTATGTCTCTCTCAATTGCTCTTTGGTATAGTATCTCTTGTTTGGATCTTCCGTCATTCTGTTCTTCGGGTGATTATACCTTGACGTTATCAGCCTATCCTGTTCTTCAGGAGAAAGCTGTGTAAACTTCCTTTTACCATTCTGACTATTGAGCTGTTCAGGCGTTATGACTTCTGTCAACACTTGTTTCGGCTCAACATAGCCAAGTTCCTTCTTCAAAGCCTCTTCAACTTTCGTATTCTTGCCTCTGAGCGCATCAGATAATCGCTGATTAGCAACGCCAAGCTTTTGAGCCATTTGGCTTTCCTTTATTCCGCTTTCAGTCATTTTATTTTTTGCCCAGACTCCAAATTCTGTGAAACCAAGCGTATTGGAATACTGGGCTTGTCTAAAAGAAGCAAGCGCATTTGTTTTGCCAAGAGCAATGTATGTCCTTTCCGCATCGCTCTTTTCAACCACAACGTTATACTTGCCCTGACGAGCAAAAGCGGAATAATTAATACCCTCATTATTCAGAAGTTCAATGTCTTTCTTTGACAGGTTTTCAAGTTTTACAAGAACAGAGTTCAATGCCTTCGCTTTGCTCTTCATATCTATGTAGGGTACTATGCCACACTCGACAGACAGCTTACCGTCACGATAATTCTGCAAGTCCGTGTCAACGGAATTGATGTTGTACTTTGCGACCGCAACCTCGTCCTTTGTAACTGCCTTTTTAAGAATGTTATATATACGCTTATATTCTTTTTCGTTCTCTTCTGCTCTTGCACGAACCATGAGATATTCCGTAGTATTCGGCTTACACTCTGCAAGGTCAGCGATCGCCTGTAGATAGAATTTTTTCATTTCGTATACATAAGGTATAGACTTGAAGCGTATAAAATTCACATAGGCTCTTCTGTCTGTCCTAGCAAGCTGCTGCATTGACATATCCTTATATCTATCTCTCAGTTTAGTTGCCTGTTCCATTGTGAAGTGTTCAAAATCCCAGTCAATGTTCTTCGTCACCATATCCGCTTGTATGCCAATTTGAGCAAACTGAGCATCGGTCAAAACCGTTTCACCTGTCTCATTTTTCATAGCAGGAACGTCAAACATTTCTGCAAGTATTTGAATGGCATCATAATTCGAGCAGTTTTCAAAATACTGAACGACCTGTATCGGTCCTCCGCCAAGCTGAATACCGTGGTCAAACCAACTGTTTTTATTCAGATTGATATGGCAAGAAGGGTGGTTATCATCGGAACGTATTCTGCACCAACCGTCCTTGTACCTTACCTTAACGTCAACGCCATATCTCTGCAAGACTTCTACAACTGGAATTGCCCTCAAAGTATCGAGGTCATAAAAGTTCCTTTTTCCCTCAAAATTCATAGTCTCATATCCTTTCTAAAAATTGTGCCACAAGTAGCACAACTAACGTGAGGCTGCGCCTCAACTACTATATATAAAGCTATCGCTTCATACCAATATTATAATTCTCCGTCCTGCTATTGTCAATAGCAGGAAAGCACAAAATGCAACATATTTTTTGCATCTTTACATCGTAGGAGTGTACGGAGGACTTTGATTAAACGTGGTAGTTCTGTTTTTATTCAAAATTGTGTTCATCTTATACTGGTCTGCTTTGTCATAGACAAGATAGTATTTATCGCTTCTACCTTTGATATATCCAACGTTCACCTTCGACTTCACAATGGCTTTTATCTGATTTCTTGAAACGTTCTTTAGGTACATTGGCTGAGAATTAGATTTCTGTATAAGCTCTGCAAATGACTTTATTTGTGAAGCTGTTTCAAAGGCTCTCTCGTCAACCATATCATTATAATACAGAATATCATCGACCTTATCTTTATCTGTTTTCAGATAAACAAGGTTATACTTGTCTGCATCAGGTTTGTAGTATACAGCGGAAATAATATTATCAACGCTGCCTCTCAGCTTCATCAGCTCGTCACCTGTTATCATTTTGTACAATGGTATTGTACCACACTTTTGAGCAATTTCTCTAACCTCTGAACTGTCTTTTGCACCAATATTAGAGTTCACAAATGACTTATCAGGATAGATTTCATTATACAGCTTTTCGGCATCAGCCGCCTTATACAGCAGGCGGTACTTTTCTGTATTTTTGATTTTGGAATATGACACAACAAGTTCGCTCTTTTTGACAAACTCAACCTCTCGCCCAGTAACAACATCTGAACGAAGTCTACCCTCATACTCTTTAAGCTCTGCGTACTTTGACTTATTCCTATCATATTCAAGCTTGCGCTGTCTGCTGAGTTGTGCATCTCTCTTGCGCTGTTCAGCCGATCTGTTATCCGTGAGTATTTTAGTTCCAAGTATCTCTTGCAGTTTATCTTTATTCTCCTTCTTTATGAAAACTGTTGCTCTGCCGTCATTAAGAATATTTGCAGAATAATAGATAGGAGCGTTCATAAGCTTCGGCAACAAACGAGCATCTATCTTTACGGCATAGTTTTCACCAAGAGACTGCATAAGCACATTCTTATTTATATTACCTATAACTCGTGGGTTTTTGTTTGTATTCGATGTAACAGGATTGCGATACATCTTGTACGAATAGATTTTTTCATTCTTATCCTTCGTGAACACCTTATACTTTTCATTGAGTTTTGCCAAAGGCTTCATTGCTCGCAAGAGCGCAAGCTTGACAGAAAGTGAAAAGTAGAGGAACATCTTTGCGGCGAACCTAGCAGAACGAGTTGATATAACCGCTGTCGATGTCATACTTCTCATTGCAAGTTTTTTCTGAAAAGCGGCTGTTGTTATTTCCGCATCTAATCTTGACGATTTATCAAGCTGCTTTTTAGCAAGTTGCGCATAAAATTCATTATTTCCGTCCTTCTGTTCAAAGCCAATTCCATAGTAAGGACGTAATTTCTTTGTTGCATCATTAACAACATTTTCGATTGATTTGCTTCTTTTATCGTGCGGCGTATATTTGCCCTCAACAGTTACGCCAAGGACTTTATCAATATTCTCCTTATAATACTTTTCGCCAAATTGACGTGCAAGAGTATTAGTACGGACTTTATGTTCTTTGCTATCTGAGATCGTGATATATGTATCACGATACTTAACATCAAAACCATACTGGTTCATAACTCGTATGAAGTCCTCTTTTGTCTTTGCAGTTTTCAGTGCAATATCAAGAGCTTCAACAATTGGATATTTCCATGAAGCAGCTTTTTTATGTTCTTCAATGTGATAACTGTCAGCCGATACATTATCACGGCTCGTTTTATAGCTATCATCAAGAACGTTCAGATTATTTGTTGCGCATATAAGGTTACTTTGATCCCTTATAAATTTAAGAGAAGTCTTATTATCAAGCCACTTCTTGCCTGTGGCAATATTGCAGGAGTTTACTACAACATGGTTATGTACAAAATTTGCTCCAACGTGTGTTACTACACAAACCTGAAAACCCTCAAAACATCTTTCAGCCCATTGCACACCTATCTTATGAGCAAGCTCAGGAGAGATATTATCTTCTTTTGGAAAGCTCTGATAAAAGTGATGTGCCAAAATACCTTTGTCCTGTTTCCACATCTTACGAACGTTCTTCCATTCCTCAACCATATTTTGTTCTGAACAGTTTATCGCTGTCATAGCAAAACACTTAGGTGTGAGCTTAGTATGGCTTTTTAAAACATTGATATATGAAGGTGAAAAATATAAATTTGCATTTTCAAGTTCCGTCATACCTTTTGCGGCATCGCTGTTAAGAATTTCATTAGTAACAGATCCATGCTCTTTTTCGGTCAATGAGAGGTAATACTTATATATTTCCTCTCCTTCACTTTTATCAAGCTCAACAAACTTCTTTGTAACATAATCAAGAGTTGCGGTTATATATCTATCAGAAGTCATTTTAGTTTTAATTGACGAAACTGTTGCCATACCCTCACCTTCTTTCTGAATATATACAAATGTAAATTAAACTTTCGGAAACTTTCCTTCTGTTTTATCAAACATTTCACTCATATCATTTACGATCTCGACCAAAGCGTTTCCTATACTGGCAACTTTAAGCGCAAGGTCTTTCACTTCTTTTGCGTTCATATTAACGTATTTAACTTCATTATCATTCAAACTATGCGTTGCATTGGCGGTGTGAGCTATCTGATTGATGTTTGTGCCGCACTTGATTATCTGACTTTTTACACGATCTATCTCATATACAGCCATTGCAAAATACTGCATAAAATCTTCAATGCCGTCAACTCTATATATCTTCTTATTCCTAGCAAGAGCAAGAAGAAAGTCCGACATTGAAAGCCTTGCATCGTCGGCTCTTTTCTTCAATTCTAATTTTTCTTGTTCCGTTACTCTGAAATTAATTTGAGTATTTCTCGTATCTCCCATTTTAGACCTTTTCTATAAAAATTAATTGAACGAAGTGATTTACTTATTTGTGGTTTTATTATACCACAAACAAGTAAAAAAGTCAATGTTTTTTTGACTTTTTAGGGGTATTAGGGTTCTCCCTAACAAGTGATAATGTATAGTGGACGCTATACATTATCTGTACTTGCTATGGCAGACCCAAGACGTGCGGCGCACGGCGCATTTTCGGTTTGCACCGAATTAGGCACATTTTTCGTCTTGCGACTTCGATAGCATTTCATTCAGAAATTTTTATACTAAAAAAAGCCCCCTTTACGGTGGCTTTTTTATCGGCTTTTACTCAAACTTTTTTGCATTACGAAACGTATTATTATGAAAATTGTAGGAGTCAAGGCGCAGGGGCAAGCGGCAAAAGCGGGGGCGGCAGAGCTGAGAGAACGCCGCTCACTTTTCGCTTTTTATATAAAAAAAGAATTTAAAGTGAAGGTGGTGTTTGTTCGCCGTTTCCGCTGTCCTCAGTCTCAACCTTTTCTTCACTTTTCATCTTACTTATGCTTTCCTGCATTTTCTGAATAAGGAAGTCCATTTGCATTGGATCGGAAATTCCTGCTTTTACAAGAATGTCGGCGATCTCGTCCGTCTTACCCTTGACAGTTTTATACCTCTCGTCATTTATCTTCTGTTCAAGCGTTTTGATTTCCTGCTGTAACTTCTCACATTTCGCTTTTTTTTCCGCCAACTGCATTTCTAGTTTTGCGATTTTTTCGGCACTTGATATTTTTGCCATTTTAGCATCACTCCTTTTCATTCCGATTTTACCACAAATGAAGAAATAAGTCAATAGACAACAAACTTGTCTATTGACTTATCAACATATGCTGTGTATCTGAAACGATCGGGGTGTTTGACGGCTATTTCAAAAAGCATCATTTTCACAAATTCCGTCTGATACTTAATGTGACAGATTTTCTTAATATCTTCCGCTGAGTATACACCGTGTTTCAGAAAGTTAAGCTTTTTCAGTATTTCAAGTTTTTCCTTACACTCGATCATTTTAATCTCTCCTTATATAAATATTGTGCTACATATGTCCGCCTTAACTTTAACCTTTATAAGTTCAGCCGAAAACAAATCGACTGAACTCACAAGGTTTACGCCTTATTCCTTTGAAACTTTGTCGAAGAAATCTGCAATTTCATCAAAGACCACATCGTTTTCATTTGGCACATAAGGCGGCTCATTCAAATACTCCTCGCTATAAGCATTAAAGTCATTTTCAAATGCCTGTACGCTCTGCTCGTATGTCTGTCCGCCGTCCTGAACGTGATCTCTTTTTTCACTTGGCACAAACGAAACTTCATCACAAACCAAAATCAGTTCATAACGATTAACTCCGTTTCTGTCAGTATAGTTGTTATTTCTGAGTCTGCCTGAAACTATAATAGGCTTTCCTTTGTGGAAATACTTATTTACAAACTCCGCTCGCTTTCCCCATACAACGCATTTCACAAACGTTGTATCTTCTTTAACATTCGGATTATCAAATGCAACACTAAACTCTGCGTTCTGCTTCCCTGATGTGAATTTTGTAAACCTCACTTCTGTGGCAAGTCTGCCGATACCTGTTGTCTTTAACATTGTTATTACCGTCCTTTCGCTCCAATTTTTTCTACTCTAACTCTTAAACCTTCCAAGGCTCTTCCGCTGAATGGAGTATCTACTAAGTACCAACCGTCATTACGCTTTTTCGGAAAAGAAAAAGCATCTTCCTGATAGTGCATTTCCATTCTTGTAGGTATCCACTTCTCATTTTCATCGTCCCACACTTCGAGAGCTTCTCCACAATGAAAGCCCTTCACTTTCCACAAGTCCATAACCAACAGCCCATATCTGTCATTTTCTTCGTTATAGCCCAAAATTCCTTTTATCATATCTTGCACCTATCCTATTTATTTATGAAGTCCTCTCTTTCTTTTACCCAGTTCTTAATGAGTTTGATTTCCTCGTCCATGTTCGGCTCTTTCTTAGGTTTCCAGTCCTCTCTTATCTCTTTCAGTTTTTCTTCCCAGTCCGCTATATCATCATCAAGATAGCCCACTTCTTCATCGTCTGCTTCATCAGGGTGTTCCTCTAGGTACTTCTTTTTTTTCTTGGCAGCTTCGAGATTATCCACCAATTTCAGATAGTCCTTCGGTTCATCTTCCCAAAACAGTAAACGGCTCAGAAGTGTATGTTCTGGAAACATTCCAAACCAACAACGCTCGAACCACTGTTCCGCATACATTCTTTCATCAGAACCATTACTATATGTTCCGCATAGATCGCCGATAAAATTCTCTATCAGCTCTCCGATAGTCAGACCATGCTCTCCACACTTTCTCGCCAATCGGTCACAATCTTCGTCCGACAATTTTACTGTGATTTTTCTCTCTCTGATTGTTTCAATCTGCTGTTCTTCGTGAGTTTTTACGTCATTCTCGTTTTTCATATTTTTACCTTTCAGCCCTGCCCGATTGCAGGGGCTTTTTTTTCTTGAACACAAGTTTTTGAAGGGAAAAATGTATAATCATCGCCCAAACTAAGCTCCAACCCATGCCGATTTTTAAAAAGTCGGTTATACCTGTACCTGCCCTTTTCAACAGTATGCAGAATACGATCGTTGCAATGAAAAAACACAGAATAATTGCAATGCAAATTGTTATCCTGATTTTCTTCTTTTTGCTTGCCATAAATCTCACCCCTTTCACAAATTAATCTTTTAAATGTTTTATAAAGTCGCTTGTCATAAGTCCGCCAAAGTATTCTTCACACCATTCCAACTCTGAGCCACGCACGTCATAAAAATAATTATCTGGGTCATAAAAATAATTATCGTAACGTCCTCCAAACAAGTAACCATTATAGTAATCTCCAAGTTCTGAAAGCAAGTGGCTTGCTTCTTCCATTTTAAAAAGTACAAAATCGTGAACGTTAGTATAGCGGCAATCTTTAGTTTTTTCTTTGTAATCTTCCGAAGAAAAAAACTTTTTCAAATACTCTTGCCATTGCTCTTTTGCCTTATATTTATCCATTACACGGATAAAAGAAACCTTCATGCGTTCTGCATTTTTCAAATTTTCATCATCACATATGAACTCTTTTATCTCCTCGTAAATCTTTTTTCTCTCTTCTTGCTCCTCTCGTTCCCTTTCCTTTTTGCAAAGCTCCATATTTTGTTTCACAAAAAGAGTAGCAAAACAATCAGCCAAGCTGTTATGTTCTTTGCCATTTTGTCTGCTCCAGTCATAGCCACAATACTCAGCGGCTCTCGCAAGACTTTGCCACTTGTAATTCTGATACCATTCAGACCATTCTCCGTAAATTTTTGCAAAGCGTTCCATAACGTCATAGCTTTTAATGTCTTTGATTGATATTACGCCGTTGTTTGCAAGCATCATCAAATCAAAGCCCACATTATAACCGATCACCAAATCTGCCTGTGATATGATTGCGTTTATTTCAGCCGCCTTCTCATAGATTGTCGGCGCATCGGCTACCATTTCAGGAGATATGTGGTTGACATTTTGAGCCTCATACCATTCGTTATGCCTTATAGGCTTGAAGTAGCTGTCAAACACCACATTTCCGTCTGTATCAATTATTGATACTTGCAGAAGCTCGTCCTCGAACGTATCAAGACCCGTTGTTTCCGTATCAATGACTATTTCCTTTGGATATTCTTTCTTAGGATACAACTCTTTTGTGAGCTTTGTTAATCTTTCGACCAACTCTTGATAATAGTTCAACTTTTCTTCTATCACTTGACGTTCCTGCTCCTTCTCCTGACGTTCCTGCTCTTTCTCTGCCTTTTTTCTTTCACGATAAGCCTTTGCTTTTTCTCTGTCAGGTTTAAAAAACGTGTTGAGCTGTTCCTTTGTCGCTTTTCTTACTTCGTCAGGTTTATAGTATTTGCAAGGCTGTTTGCTTAGTTTGCTTGGCAGAAGCTCTATGCCCTCAGCACTTTCTGTTATGACAAAACCCTCGTGCGCCCATTGGCGTTCGGTCTTGTAGCTGTCATATTCTCTATAGTAATGCTTCACTTTCATCTTTAAGACTACTCCTCTATGTATTCATCGCCGATCTCATAGTTATTATACTCAGTCGGTGTAACTTCTACCCAATTGTAATGTTCTTCAAAGTATGTTTCAGTACACACCCTTATCTCATAGCTATGGTGTGAATATCCATAACCTTCGATGTACTCCTTGTCAACAACCGTCTTGGTTTCTGTTGCACAGCTTACTCCATATACCACGCCTGAGAAAATCTCAAAGATAAACAAGCAAAGCAGCAGAGGGTGTTCCCAAAACCCAACCATTACATCATAAACCGAGTCAATAATCTTACGAAACATAAAAACCACTCCTTAAAAGTCAAAGTTATAAGTTATCCTATGACTATATTATAGCATATTATAGCTTATTTGTCAAGTGATTTTTGCAAAAAATATAAATTTTTTTCACTTTCAAAGAGCTTCATCACAATATATCTGATATATACTAACCATTAAAAAGCCGTTTCACCGTCCTGTAATAAGTGCTTGATTTCAGCCCTAGCACCTTCATTGCATAGGTATTGGTACACTTGCCCTCACGGACGTTCTTATACACCGACCTAAATAGCTGTTCATCTATCTCAATAGGTTTCCTGCCTTTATACTTTCCTGCTGCCTTTGCAAGCTCAATCCCTTCTCGCTGTCTTTGCTTGTTTTGATCCGCCTCAAATTCACCCAAAGAGGCAAATATGTTCAACATAAATCTTCCTTGCGGCGTATCTGTATCGAGCTGTTCCTTCTGTGACACGAGCCTTACGCCCTCTTGTTGAAACTTATCAAGCAAGTATAGAAAGTCTCGTATAGAACGGCTCAGGCGGCTTATGCTCTCGACTACGATAACATCGCCCTCTCGCATAAAATTCATCATTTCTTCAAGCTGAGGTCTTTTCATATTTCTTCCCGATGCTTTATCAATGTACACTCGTTCCACGCCCAGTTCTTTCATTAAAACTTCTTGACGTATTTCGTTTTGCTCAACTGTTGACACTCTGACATAACCGATTTTCAAAAAATCACTCCGTTCTGATTGTGCTACATATATCCACTATGGGCGTACACCATTGACATACCACGCCGCTTGCGGAAATACGTTTCAATAGGGTCTTTTTGCGTTCTTGTGAAACACTTCTATTCCATTATACCACATTCACACCCTATTGCAACATTTATACAAAAAAAGACAGAGAAGAACGCATCTTCTCTGTCTTTTCAAAGTTCCCACCAATCGCATAATGTCTTTAACCAATCATCATTGCCCTTGTCCGTGTTACACTCCTTTTCACGTTCTTCCATTTCGATCATACTATCAATTCTTGCTTGCGCATTTCTATGCTGCCAAGATAGAGGCTCATTGCCCTTGCTCCTATTTTCCTCTACGGTATATTTATGTCCTCTATATTCGTATTCCAGTTCTACAATATCGTCATTAAAATTTCTATACTCATAACGGTTCAAAAATTTTGCCTTCTGAATGGTCTTCGCAGGCATCAAATTCTCTTTCGGATCGACTATCAGCTTTCGTTCCGCATCAGTCAAAATTCTTCTAATGTTTTCTTCAAAGCCGCACGTCATACCTTTATCAGCTTTCATATCTTTATCCCACCATTCTCAACGCTTTCTTTACATCTTTGTATGCCTGTTCAAATTCCTTTCGGTCGCTGCCGTCCTCAATATCATACGCTACCGCCCAAGTATACTTACTATCATCATCAACAAACAGCTCAGGTACACTGCTATACTTTTCATAACCATACTCGTCGGCAATGAGCCGAGTGAACAAGCTCATTTCCTCGTCATTTGTGAAGGCGACTGCATAGATAGCTCTAAGACCGTTCTTTGTATCTTTGCCAAAATACTGTTTTTTCATTTTCTCAACCTCTTTCATAAGTGTGCAAAAAGGGCTTCGCACTTGCTCCAAAGTTCAAAGCTCTTGACATATCTTTCAAGTTGCAAGCAAACTGTCTATTTCTGCAAGTCTTTTAAGAAGCTTTTCACGCTCCACTTTTAAGCTTTCCACGTCTATATCAGATACGAGCTTAACGCCCTCATGATCCTTTATCTTGTTGAAAATCGTTTCTGGTACTTTCTTAACTCGAATTATCGTTCCCTCATCAGCAGATATGCTGGGATATTTGACAGAGCCACCCGAAGTTGCAAAACCACCGCTTATGAGCATTGCATTGTCAGAGAAAACAACCTCGCTGTCACGATAGCGCCTTTTCAGAACAACCATTGAGCCGACTCTGATTTCTCCATCTTCGTCGCCCTCTGTATAGGCATTGAGGTCAAGCTCTATAGTCACAGTGCTGACAGTGCCAAGCTCTCCGCACTCTCCGTAACATTCAACAAGTAACGCCTTGACTTCTTCCCTGTTCTCTTCTGGAAAGACCCAGTAAGGGGCGTTCCACTTGCCCTGTATCTGCTTTGCTCTTGTGACAAAGCTCTTATTGTACGAACTATTGACCTTGATTTTCTCGTTTTCAACTGTAACTTCCATGGTTTTTCCTCCGATTTCATAAATATTATCAAATTATCTTATATATATATTATATCATATTATATGATGTTTGTCAATACAAAAGTGAAAATTTCATTAAAATTATTTCGTGACATATGTGTCACGTTTCATACCACGTTCATCATAAGTCATTTATATATAAAAGTCATATCGTGATAGCTGTCAGGCGTTTTGTAAACTTTCAGAAGTGCGCAAAAAAGGAGCAAGCTTTGAACTTGCTCCAGAGGTTTAAGCATACGCCTTACCATTTGCGCCGCTCTTATATTCCTTATACACTACAACAGGGTTTTTGAGTTTTTTCAAAACGTCCTCGAAGTATCTAGGGTCAAAGCAGCCATACTTTGAACGCCTCATTATGCAGTTTTCTCTTACTTCCTCAATGTTGTATGTATCTTCTTCTTTAAGCTCTTGCCAACCCTTGAAAATTATCACCGAGCCGCTATAAAAGAGATACGCACGAGCCTTGCGGCTTTTATATGGTATGCAACATACCTTAACAACATCGCTATGCTGTGCATACGTTGTATACTCAACACCTATTATCTTGCATTTTATAGTGACAGGGAAACCAAAATCACTCATACACATTATCGTGTACTTCTCACCCTCAACAAGCCCTGCATTGAAGAAAGCTTTCTGACGTGGCTCAGCGTAGTCATTAAATACCTTATGAATATTTCTCGCCGCCTCGTTTGCGGTCTGAGCTGTCAGCTCTTGCAGTATAGCACCGTTCTCGTATTTTGCAACGGTCTTAAACTCTCCTATTGAATTTGTATCGGTATTAATGATTATACCGTTTTTGATTGTGTTGCCGCCTCTGAGTTTGAAATTAAACATATAAATCTACCTCTTTCACAAGTATTATCAAGTTATCTTATACATATATTATATCATATTATAGCACGTTTGTCAATAGTAAAATGCAAATTTCGCAAAGTTTTTTCAAAGAAAAATTGTGCTATATGTAGCACATTTCCGACCACTATCACCATGATCGCTATTTATATGTGAACGTCATAGCGGATAGGTGTAAGACGTTTTATAATGCTGACAACAAAAAAAGCGGACGTATAAGACTTGCTCACACGTCCGCTCAAATCATTCTACTTTGTGAAAACTATCTACGTTAGGTATAACACCAAGCATACGTCCACTCTCAAAGCGACAATGTATCGTGCCGATATCGTCAACCATAAGCACCTCTCCTATTGAGCCTTGCTCAACTGGGTTTGGATCGTCATTCATCGAGTCAACGCATATTTTTGTACCCTTTGGATAGCGTTCTTTTAAGTTTTTCACTAAATCTCTGTCAACAAAAAACATAGTCAATCCCCTCTCTAAGCATAGATACCTTCAAAAACGTTCAAGCAATTATGCTTTTCAGCGGTGGCTCGCTGTGCTGCTACCGCCCTATCTTTATCTCTCGTTTCTCTGAGAGTATTCCAAAAGGCAAGTGATAAAATTTCTAGTGCTTTTGAGTACGCTTTTAAGCTTTCCGCCTGCTCCTCTGTCACAAGTGTCATACTTTCATTATAGACATTATGATTAATTACAACAGCACCTTTTATCAGTGGTGGTCTAAGTCCTGTATAATTGACACGAACAGCCTTTATAACACCATTCATACCCATATACTCGACAAATTCAAATGGTAAACCCTTTCTCTTTACAGCCGCAACTATCTTATTCATAACCAAAGCCCTCTTTCATAAGTATCATCAAATTATCTTATGTATATATTATATCATATTATATGTAATTTGTCAATAGCCAAATGAATATTTTTTCTCAACTCTGAATTTCCGACCACTATCACCATATGGCTTGTATATACAAAAGCTGTATCGTGATAGGCGTGAGGCGTTTTATAATGGCGACAACACAAAAAAAGAGAACGTGCAAGATTTACTCACACGTTCTCAGTTCTGCTATAACATCAACAATCTATTAAGGAAGTTATCAAAAAGCTCAACCTGTTCATCAGTCAGAGAGCAAACTCTCTGTTCACCGTTTTCATCGGTTTCGTTGCCGACAATAAAGAAAGTACCGTGAATGATAGTATGTGCAAAGAAGCGGTTTGGCTCAGAGCCGTTTATAAGAAACTCCTCATTGCAAAAGGCTATCGCCTTATTGGTCGGGTCAAAATAGATTGGCTCTATCAGACCGTCTACAAGCTTTTGCATTTCTTCAAGACTGTTCACAATAGTTTTGACATATGCCCTTTTATGTGGCTCTGCAACTAGAACTCTGAGCTTGTTAGCGTTCTCTTTTTCCTGTAGCCTTTTTTCATCATCTGCAACATACCGTCTTATTTTCTCATACGGTGGTTCATCACATACAGGGTCATAACCGTGAAGTTCATGCCACAGCAGATAAATCGTCTGCTCACCAAGTCTCATGACCTGTTCATATGTTACGTCTGCATACTCCGCCAGTTCCTTTGCAAGTCCTCTTATCGCTTGCTCAAACTTAGCATCGTAATTTTCAAGAGTTGCTTTTTCTTTCATAATAAACGCTCCTTTTTCAAAGTATTAATTTATCTTATGTATATATTATAGCATATTATAATACATTTGTCAATAGCAAATTGAGAGTTTTACAAAGTTTTTTTAAAGAAAATATTGTGCTATATGTGGCACATCAATCCGACCACTATCACTATAAGACTTATATATAAACGCCATAGCTGCTAGTTGTGAGGCGTTTTCTAAGCATCAAAAAAGCGAGTGGGAATGTATCTAACCTTCCCACTCGCTCGACTTAGCAACTACCCTACAACGGCAAGCAATTTGTGAAACACTCTGCTGTCTAAAATCACTTGTTATCTCTGCACAGGCGAATAGTTCAAGACAAGGTTTCAAGGTTTCAGCATAGAAGCCCACGTTTGTTGTGCCGCTGCTTCCCTGCTCATATTCGCCGTACTTAATTACTGCAAAATAATCGTTGCCGTTTTCTGCTCTAAATTCGATAATATCGCCCTCATAGATTTTTTGTTTCTCCCTGTCAAGCTCCTGCGTAAAAACGCCGATTGTTTCGGGTGAACACCTATGATACACACCTTCATCATCAACGATAATATGCAAGTCAGACGAGCTGTGCAAGCAGATATAGCCGCCCTCTACCCAAGAAAAGCTATCCTCACGCTTGCCGCAAAATGAATTACAGAACATTTTCAAGCTCCTTTCGTTCAAACCTCGCAATATCTTCAACCGAAACATCAGGAATTATGTCGCTCAAAAAGTAAGCCATTTGATTTTTTGAATGATTGTTGTTTTTCTCTGCATATTCCAACAGATTTAAAATCAGCTCAACAGTTATTTGCTGTGCGCAAAGCTCAAAGTTTAATGTTCCTCTTAGCCAACGCATAAAGCCGTCTTTGTCAAAATTCATTATTACGCCCCCTTATATTTGTGACTGCATTATATGCAGTCACAAGCGTTGAACTTTGCCAAGGCGAAAGCAAGACCGTATGTGTCTCTTGTGTATAATCTGTGCAAATTGTCGATATATACAAAGCTGTCTGCGTTGTCGCCGTGGTAGAATTTAAGCACCTTATCACCACGCTGTGCAATATTGTTAATTGTCAGTTCCTTATATTTTTGCATTATTTCTTCTGCGGCTTCAAGATACTTATTTACAGCTTCCTTTCTTGTGTCATAGTCATACTCGACAAAAACGAAAGTGTTACCGCCTGAAAGTATCTCGTAACTTCTTTCATCACGGTCGATATACTCGAAAGACTTTGCAACTCCTTTTACAGCCTGTTCATTCACAGCCATATTTTTTATATAGATGTGTACCGCTGTTTCATAGCCTGCATCGCTCACCCTCACTGATACATCTCTTGAAGTGTAGCCGAGAGCCTTAATCTTCTTTCTGATTGCGTTACCAAGTTCACGATTTGTCATAGTCAAAACCTCTTTCATAAGTATTAATTTATCTTATGTATATATTATAGCATATTATAATACATTTGTCAATAGCAAATCGCAAATTTCACAAAGTTTTTTCAAAGAAAAAATGTGCTATATGTAGCACAACTCCCCGACCGCTTTCACCATAACTCGTGTTTATATAAACGTCATAGCTGCTAGGCATAAGACGTTTTGTATGCCAGTAAGCAAATTCACTGGATATATAAAGGCAGCTCATTGAAAAAAACTTCCCAATGAGCTGCCTTTTGCTTTTAACCTGTTTATTAAATTTCTTCTACCTCATTGCCATTCTGACGATATGAGTGGCTGTACCATTCTTCATTGTCTGCCATTTCATCAAGAGCGTCCTCGTCAGAATAACACTCACCGACATAGCTTTCAAGTTTTTCTGCTTTGCACTTGAAATATACTTCATCATACTCAGTTGTGACCTTACAACCGTCCACGATAAGTTCTTCGTCAACGTCCTTAACTTTGAACTTTTTCGGCTCTATTTTTAAGTGTCGCTCAAAAGGAGCAAATTCAAAGTCGTCCTCCCGACTCCAAACATAGTTCGTTGGATCGTCACTATCTGTTGCTGTTACATCATTTGCATCTTTTTCATAGCGATATTCGCAAGCTGCAACAAAATAGACCATGCAATTATAATAAACTCCACCATTGCCCCTCATTTTGCAAATGCAAGGAGAATATTTAGTCTTATTCTCTTTAAGCTTTGCAAGAGCAGCTTCTTTTGTGTTGAAAACTTCTTCGGGTGTGTTGACCCATTCATCTGTTGTTTCAAGAACATATGCAAGTGTTTCAGGTCTTTCTCTCATTTCGTGATGTGATAAAAAAATTCCGTATTTCATATTACTACACTCCTTTTTATATCGGCTACTGCCTTCTCATATTCCGAAAATATTATCTTATCGGTATGACTATATTATAGCATATTTTAAGGCGTTTGTCAATAGTTATTTGAGATTTTTTCATTTTTTGAAGTACCAATTTTGGTACTTCAAGCGGACACATATATCACATTTCCGACCACTTTCACTATAAATCGTGTTTATATAAAACGTCATAGCTGCTAGGCGTAAGACGTTTTATAATGCTGACAACAAAACAGCGGACGTATAAGACTTGCTCACACGTCCGCTCAGATTATTTTATTTTACGGAAACTGTCTAAGTTAGGCACAACGTCAAGCATACGCCCATTATCAAAGCGACAATGTAATGTACCGATATCGTCAACCATAAGAACCTCTCCTATTGAGCCTCGCTCAACTGAGTTTGAATTATCATTCATTGAGTTAATGAATGATTATATTTTCTGTTAAAGCATCAGAATTCCAAACATAATCAGCAGGGTCAGCAAATGCTGCCGGTTCGTCCGTGTTGTCAAATTCACGTTCGCATGGGGCTATGAAAACCACCAGAAAATCAAATGTGCTGTCAAAATCACAGTTTTTTCGGACACTGCGTGCATATTTTTTCAACGCCGCCCTTGCGGTGTTTTCATCGTCAAAAATCGCCACAGGGGTGTTGATAAATTTTTTGGCGTAAATAATGTCGGTTACGCTGATAGGCGGAACTATCTGTTCTACAATAGCAAAAAAAATTCCGTATTTCATAACACTACACTCCTTTACTATATAAGATTTCTGCACGATATACTAACTTTATATGTTGCTTCGACATTCTTTCCGTCATACGAAAACATCTTTTCATGCTCATTTTCGCAAGGCATAGTGAATATTTCACCATTCCACCATTCTCCGTCTTTATACAAGCTCGACAGTCCTAAATCATTGTACACACGAGTGAGCTTGACAATGTTTGTCGGAGTTAAGCCTATCTCTCTTGTGACCTTGCCGTCCTCTGTCAATGGATCGTTGCATACCCACTCCAACGCTTTTATAAAATCTTCTTTCGTGATTGTGGAATATTTGCTCCACTCTTTAAAAATCTTACTGTGACCTTCCTCTACAAGTTTCTTTTTGACGTTGAAATTGTGCTTGTTTTCAAGTTCAAACTTCCACCAAGTTGTTTTTTCCTCTTCCTTAATTATTTTGTCAGAACTATACCATTTATAACAGTCTTTTTGTGCTTGTTCTTTCATCATATTGACGATTTCTTTGTCAGAATAATGTCTATAGTCAGGTAAGTCTGCTACTATTTCTACAAAAAAGTTTGCAATATAGGCTTCGTAGTTAAAATATACTGTACCAAACTCAGTTATAACTTTGCAGCTGTCAATTTTGATCTGTTTGCCTTTTTCCTCAACTACAAACTTTATCGGCTCTATTTCTATATTCCGTCCGATAGACATTTCTGCATTTTTCATAACGTTTACACTCCTTCTTTAAGTTTTGCAACAGTATCTTCGTATCTCGAAAGTGCTGTCAAATAATCGTCAATAGCCTGTCCGTCCTCTTCGGATATCAACAGTTCCTTGCCGTCAACGTATATGCGGCGATAGCCCTTCTCAGCCTTGTAAAACCGCTCGTTCCAACGTCCTTTAGGGTAACAGTCAGGCTTTTCAGGCTCTTTAAGCTCCTTGATTTTTGCTGTCTTTTCGAGCTGTTTTACCGCATTTTCATCGCCCTTTATGGCGGCAACTTGCAACTTGTAAATTTCAACCTGTTTATCAAATCTTTCGATAGCCTGTCCGTCCTCTTCTGTTATCAGCAGCTCTTTGTTATTGACGTATATGCGGCGATAGCCTTTTTTAGCCGTATAAAACCGTCCATTCCAACGTCCAACAGGGTAGCAGTTGGGTCTTTGAGGCTTTTCAAGCTTATCTATTTTATCTTGCAATTCAGCCGCCTGCTTTTTTCCCTCAACTTCATTTTGTGCTTCTTGCTCTTTTAATCTTTTAAAGAGAGCCATATCGACCTCTTTAAAATCAAACTTTATCTCTATTTCAGGGAAAACCTTTTTTACTTCTTCAAAGACTTTTCCAAGTTCTTCTGAACTTTTAAGTTCACAGCTCCAACCCATAAGTTCACTGGTTGACGAAACATCACCGTCATTAATATCCGTCCAAGTGAAACCTAACGCTTTCACTTTATCTTCCACAGACTCCGTATCACCTGTAAAGTACGCACGAAAAGGATATGTTTCCAAGGGGTTAAGTTGAGCTGTTAAGCCGAGCGGTGTGTGTGCTTCGATCTCCTGCATCATTGACTTATAGCAGTCTTTACACAAGCCACGTTCTTCAAAGTATTCGATTTTCCTCTGCCTGTCTTTGTCCTTGCCGAACAGTTCGATGATCTGAGTGTGTCCACATGAAAATTTTACTTCATATTTTGCCATAATCAAAACCTCTTTCAAAAAATATTATCTTATCGGTATGACTATATTATATCATATTTCAAAGCATTTGTCAATAGTTATTTGAATTTTTTTATTTTATGAAGTACCAATTTTGGTACTTCAAGCGGACACATATATCACATTTCCGACCACTATCACCATAACTCGTGCATATATAAACGTCATAACTGTTAGGCATAGGACGTTTTGTATGCCTGCAATCAGAAAAAAGCTGAATATGCAAAAAAGCTCATTGAGAACACATTCCCAATGAGCTTTTGTATATTATTTGTTTACATTTGCACTTTTAGCCTTTAGCAATTCAGTTAGCACAAATAAATCTTATGATTTATTCGTCTTTCCTCTTTTTCTACATCAATCGGACAAATTTCCTGAACTGTTGCACCTATTGGAAGTTTCAAGCCCTCAAACTTAATACGTCCTGAAAACAATCCGTTTACTGTATCACATTGTTCCTCTGTAGCCGTAAAGTTTTCTGGTTTTTCATTAGTGTGCAAATAGGGATTATAGCCACCAAGTTTCCATTCCCAACTACGAAAAATTACATTGCCATTTTTTCGTATAGCTATATTCAAGGTCAATGGAACACCGATGAATGGTCTAATAAAACAGATTAGATCGCCACGCTCATAACCCTCAGTAAATGATCTATCAAGATCAATAATATATTGTCCTCCCTCAAACTCTTCATCTAAAATAGCTATCTTTGCCATAATCAAAACCTCTTTCAAAAAATATTACCTTATCAGTATGACTATATTATAGCATATTTCAAAGCATTTGTCAATAGTTATTTGAGATTTTTTTATTTTTTTGAAGTACCAATTTTGCGACTTCAAGCGGACACATACAGCACATTTCCGACCACTATCACCATTATCTTTTTATACATAATAGACTGTATCGTGATAGGAGTGAGCCGTTTTATAAACCTTATCAGCTCACAAAAAAATCAGCCGACATTATTTTATCGGCTGATTTAATTATTTTCTTTATACGTCAATCTCAACTCCAAGAATTTTGGCGGCTTTTTCGCAAATTTCGGCAGCCTCGCCAACGTCATTCGTTTCACAGTATTCGTCAAGCAAGTCTGCTCTATAACACAAATCTCGTAGAAGATCACCGTCATAAAAATCAAGCTTATTGATTTCGTCCGCAAGTTCCTTGTCACTCAGCCCTGCAATGTAGGTGGGGCTATAATGTTCACCTATGCTGCTATCAAATCTTTCGTTTGTCATACTAATCATTCCTTTCATATTTATCATTTTCCCTTTCATAATACCACATTTCAGTTCGTTTGCCAAGAGTCTTTACGAAACAACGTGGATATATGTATCACATTCCTTGACTTCATCAGAAGTGTAATGTTCTTCACATTGCATATCCTCAAACGCTTCTCTGTCCGAGATACACTCCTGCACATACCATTTCAGCCTTTTTACATCGCACTTGAAATACAAAGTCTCGCCGCAGGCTGTAACCTTGCTACCGTCAATATTCTTCTCTTTTATGCAAAATCTTTTAGGCTCAATTTTCAGCTCTCTTTTAAGCTGAGAAACGCCCTTAAAGAAAAGGCTGTTGCCTGTGCTTTCAAGCTCGTCAATATCGAACACATCAGAAACAACATCATCACCATAGATAGATACGCACTCGCTCACAAAGTAAGCGGTGCAATCGTAAAAGTGACCTCGTGGATATTGGTGTACTTTCTTAATACTTGAAAAATACTCCTCATTCATTTTTGATACGGCTTGCTCCGCCGTATCAAAAACTTCTAAAGGTTTTCCGATATAGTTGTCGCTCTCGATTATATCCAACATTTTCAGAGGCGGTCTTTTTACAAAAATGTTTGCTTTGAAAATACCATACTTACTCATTCTTTGCACCCCTAGCTTTCGTATTTCACAAGTTCATCATTGATGTACTCATAGCTCATACAGCCACAGTCGAAGCGTATGTAGTTATAATCAGAAGAAGCATATAGCGGCTTCCTCAAAATCGTTTCTGATATCCTGAGCTGATTATGTCTGTTTATCTCGTATTTATCAACAGTCGCTATGATTGAAATACGTTCCTTTGCAAAGCCAAACAAGTTGTACAGCAGTTTCTTTGCTTCCTCGTCCGTCATTTCTTCTGCAAAACCGCAGTTCATCAGTTCATTGTACTTCTCATTGCTCAACTGAGTGCCACAGCTTGTTGTTGGCTTCCACTCAAATTCCTTGTCGAGTTCTTCTTTTAGACGTTCAACCTCTTCTTCAAGGAGTTTGACTCTTGACTGAGAAGCTTCAAGCTTTCTTGCAGTATCACAGTAGAGCTTTTGTACGCCGTGTGTTTCAAGCCAATTACGGCAGAACTCGCTCTTGTCTCCGTTAAAATTATAGTATTCCTGCTCGATCCGCTCGTAATCGTCAGCCGTTGGCTCAAAGCCTGTCATTTCAACAAATTCGCTTAGTAACATAGTCAAAACCTCTTTCATAAGCATTAATTATCCTATGTATATATCATAGCATATTATATCGCATTTGTCAATAGATAATTGCAAGTTTAGCAGATTTTTTTGAGCTATATGTGTCACAGCTTCTCAACAGCTATCACAATATTTTCTTTATATATAAAAGGCAATATCGTGATAGCTATTAAGCGTTTTCTAAGGGTGCAAAAAAAGTCAGGGGAAAGAGCGTTTACCCTTTCCCCTGTATCGGTATTACAAGCGGTTGATGTTTTCGTATACGAACAACGTTGCAAAGCAATCGCCTAAACTGTTGTGGGCGGTTTCAGCCCTCTTGCTCCAGTCATAGCCGTAATACTCTGCGGCAGTAGTGAGCTTCTGCCACTTGTAATCATTTCGCTCCTCAGACCATACGCCATAGACAGGTGCAAATAATTTCATCACGTCCACAACTTTGTATTCTGCTTTAAATGTTGCACCGTTGCTTTCGAGAAAGCCAACATCAAAGCCAGTGTTATATCCTATGACTTCATCAGCCGAATGCAAAATATCATTAATTACCGCTATCTTTTCATCAATAGTCGGTGAATTTGCGACCATTTCAGGAGATATGCCGTTGACATTCTCCGCTTCTTTCCATTCGCTGTGTCTTGTTGGTTTAAAATAGCTGTCAAACAGCACGTTTCCGTCCGTATCAATGATTGATACTTGCAGTAGCTCGTCTGTCTTGGCATTAAGACCTGTTGTTTCTGTGTCGATTACAATTTTCTTACTCATAAAAAAGCTCCTTTCAAAGATATTTATATTAGCTTACTTATATATTATATCATATTATAGCGTATTTGTCAATAGTGATGCGTGAATTTTAGCAAAAAAATCTTGTGACATATGTGTCCGCACCGACCACATTCACTACAGGTCTTGAATATACAAATGCCAACACTGTTAGTTGTGAAGCGTTTCCTATATGCCGCAAAGAAAACTGCGGTCACAAGGCGTACACCCTATGACCGCAGTTTTTTCAATACATTTCCTCTGCTATATCTTCTTTAATTATCTTTACCCATACTGGATCATCAAGATCCAGTGAGCATATAGCAGTTAAAATGTTTCTGTTCGTAAGAATACCTTCTTTTCCTTCCCACACTTTTATACGAGCCAATCCCTCACAACGTCTAAGTTCTTCCGTTGTCACATTAAATCTTGCCTTCAAATGCTTTTCTTGCCATAAAAACAAAGAAACGTCATTTACAAATTTCTCAACTATCCAATCTTCCTTTTCTTTTTTCATCGAATGTCCTTTCATTTCAGTTCATATGTTGTCGGTATTATATCATCAATATCTCCGTTTATAAACATCGGTGCTATCCACTTCAAAATAATACGCCGTGTTCCGTCTTTTTTCGAGCCTACCCAGTAATGATGATAATGTCCTCGTCTACTATGAGGACGTTTGCCAACGCTGCTTCCGTGACCTACATTGCTATGTTCAGAAGCAGAGCTGCTTTCACTGGTTTTATTAGCCTTTCGTATCACATTTCCTACTCGATATCCAACGTCCCACTTCCGTATCTCTCTGAAAACGTCTTTTGGCTTTTCCTTGTTGAATGGTTTTGAAATGCTTTTTTGTTCTTCGTTTTCCTGCACATCTTTATTTTCTGCACAAATATATAAAACGAGCTGTATCAAGCTACTCGCCATTATATATTGAACTTCAAATTGCTTATCAGGATCAGAATTATCTGATGTAAAACCAAATTCTTTGACTTGCTTTTGAATTTCTTTGTCATTAAGATTATGCTGAATAGTCTTAACCATATCTCTTACGCCGTCAGATATGCTCCAACCCTCTTTAAGGTGAAGTATGATGTTTTCATTGTGTGAGACCGTTCCGTCAGCATTACGTCTAAGTATCAACATACGCAGTTCCATAACGTGTGTATAATAATCGTCCTCAAACCACACCAAAAAGCCTACGTTTTCGTCCAACTCTATGTATATACAAGGGTACGGCAAGGAATAAAGCACGTCTAAAGGAACTTCTAAATCTTCCGCTTGCTCCATGAGCATTTTCGCCAAGTCTTTGTCAAATTTGTATATTATCTTGTGTTTGCGCCAAGCGTACAGAGCGGCACATTCAGCAGGAAACATTTTGTCTATAGTTGCACGAGGATATTTCGTCATTATCGACAGCGTTGCCGATATCTGCACTTCACAAAGTTTATTCCAAGGCGGCAATCCGTTTTTACCGTTATCATTGTGAAACATATCGCAGGTACTCCACACGTTTGGATATGTTTTGGTAAACCGTTTAAGTTCAGTAAAAGGCAGCGGCTCATTTTCAATGCTTTTCTTTCGTGACATTTTTAACTCTCTCCTTATAATAATCTATGTATATATTATATCATATTTAGTCGAATTTGTCAATGCCTATTGTAATTCTTTTGTGCCATATGTGTCCGCTTTCGACCACTATCGCCATAAACCTTATATACAAACGTCATATCTGATAGGTGTAAAACGTTCTATCACGGTGGGCAAAATAGCAAAAAAAGAGAGTTCCAAAAGGAACTCTCTTACCTTTTATTCGCTGATAAATTCTCTTGCCTGTTCTGCCGTCTTTTTGAGCATTGATTTCAACATCATCTCAATGCCTTTGAGCTGATTTTTCGTTTCTTCTGAAACGTTCAGTGAAAATTTGTTGAATACATAATCAACAGATTTCAGGACAAGCTCGTTATCCCATATCATTGAATTTTCTGTTTCGGTGTTCTTCTCAACTGTGACAGCCTTTTCAACGTCATTTCTTGTTGCGACTGTGATGTTCGGTGTTGCACTTGGAACGTTTTCAGGCTCTTCTGCGGTCGGTTCGTCAAGCTCGGCTGTTGTCTCAGCTTCTTTTCTTGCTCTTATCTCCTCTACTCTTTTCTTTGCTTCGTCATAGCGGTCTGTTTCAGAATAGTTGTTGATAATGTCTTTCTGCTCGTTATCGTCAAGTCTTGCGATAACATTTGCGGCGTTGATAGAAAGCGTTCCCTGCTCAACTTCTGTCTTTACCTCGTCAACGGCGTTGTTATACACGTTCTCCATTTTGCCGACCTGTGCAGAAGAAATGTTCAAAGTCTTTGCAATAAAATCTCTCGTTCTGCCTGATATCTTCATACCCTCTTTTTCAAGGTCAGGCAACAGATTTTTCAGTTCTGTAAAGGCTCTCATAAGGTCACTGCTTGTAAGTCTACGGCTCTGCAAATTCGCCATGTTGAGCTGATACTTGGCATTTGCAACAGAGTTGAACGGCTTTATTTTGCACATAATCTCCTGCATATTGAAGTTGTCAATATGCTCATTTGCGTACATAATAGCTGTTTTACGTCTGTGACCGCTGATAAGAAGATACTGTCCTTCTTTCACGCCGTAATGTTCAGCAACTTCCTTGTTGCAACGTCCGACAACAAGGTTATCGTCAAGACCTCTTTCGGCGATATCGTATGCCAGTTCTTCAATTTCCGTCAGCGGAAAGTGATTGTCTGAGCAGTCGATAATATCATTGATGTTGATTTTCTCAAACTGTTCGTTTGCCGTCTTGATGTTGTTTACCTTGCTTTCAAGTCTGTCGGTATTAAATCTTCCCATTTTCAAAATCTCCTTTTGTATATTAAATTATTTCGTCTGTGAGCTTTTCATAAACTGCGTTTGCACGCTTGAAATACTCGTATACTGTTACGCCATAGCTTGGTGAGTTCTGAATAGCGTTGCTCTCAGGAACGAAATCAAAAACCTTTCCCATTCCCGATGATTTTATTAGTCCTGCAAGCTTTGTGTGAAGTGCATTTTTCTTCTTGTACTTTGTAATGAGTATTCCCTCAATTTTTCCACCGTACTTCTTGACCTCTCCCACAACGGCTTCTAAACCGTTCAGGCTGTATTCTGATAAATCAACAGGAACGATAATGCCGTCCGTCATAGCAAATATAGCTCTGTTAAGTGAGCTTATAGCAGGGGGCAAGTCGATGATGATAAAATCGTATCTTTCATCAAGTACATTCCACGGCTTCATCAGCCTTTCCTCAATGTCCTTTACGTCCGTATTAAGATACTCAACCTTGCCAAACGTCACGCAATCAAGATTTTCATAACGAGTGTTCTTTATAACGTCCTCTACCTCATACTTGCCGTTAAGCACGTTATAAAGGTTTTTGTCCTCGTCCACATCGTCAAGAAAACGTGAGCTATCGCCCTGATTATCAATGTCAATCAGAAGTGTTTTTTTGCTCCTGAGAACAGCGAGATTAAACGCAAGATTAATGCAAGTGGTACTCTTACCAACACCACCTTTTTTGTTGTATGCTACTAAAAACTTTGCCATTTTCAAAACCCCTTTCAAGAAGTATTAATCATCTTATCGGTATGTATACATTATATCATATTATAACGCATTTGTCAATAGTATTTTGCAAATTTCTCAAAAAATTTTTTCTGATTTTGTGCTATATGTAGCACGCCGACCACTATCGCCATATTTCTCTTTGTATATATAAGCAGTATCGTGATAGCTGTTAAGCGTTTTGTATGCGGCAGAGCGCAAAAAAAAGAATAGAACGTGCCACAATGACACGTCCTATTCTTTAAGCAGCTTTAAAGAGCTTGCCTGCATATGTCTCTATCTCTATGCGCCTGTCAATTGAAAAGTCCTTGCTGTAGTCGGTCAAGGCGTTCACAATTGCAAAGCTGTTCTCGCCCATTTCGTCCGCATAGATTTCTCTCAGTATGCCGAGCTTTTCAATTCCGTCATCTGACATTTTAAGTGCTTTCTTTATTTTTTCAAAGCACTCCTCAACCTCTTTCTTGCTCATTTTCTTTTTAATGTTTCTATCTATGAGTGTAGTCATATACTCCTCTGCCTCGCTCAACAGTCTTGGAAGCGTGTGAAGTCTTTCCGAAAACTTTTCTATCGTACCGCCATAGTGTTTGCAGTATACAAGCGGTGCTTGCGTGTTCATAACCATACCATTAGTACATTGCAAGCGGTACATCATAAAGGTTATTTTCAACGCTCCCTGTCCTACCTCTGAATTGTCTATCATTATGCCAGAAAACAAATCGCCGACTTCTTCTACATTGAGTTTCTTTTTGTTCGTCAATCTCAAATGAAGCCTTTCGGGGGTCAAAATCTGTCCTCTGATATCATAGTTATCAAAATTAACAGACTTGTTTATCGCCGTCAAAATTTGTGAGTTATCATAAAGTGAATATCTTTCCGAAACTATTCCCCTGCTATACTCTGTATTTTCAGAGTAGCATTTTCTGATAATTGCGCCTGCCCTGCTATTATTAAACTCCGTCAGCCATTCGTTTATATTGGTCTGAGCAAGCTTGACGTGCTGTTCATCAATGCACTTGTACATATACTTGACTGGTATGCCGATTTTAGTGCAGAGCTGAGAAAGCGACCAACGTGACATTATGGTTTGCTTTTCTTCGCCCTCTGTTGTGTAGTGCAGTACGAGTTCATCATCTACCCACATATTTTCCGTTCTATCATCACTGCAAAGAAGTGACATTCTTTTCGACTGCTCAATCATTTCTGCGATTGTGCTTATTGCTTTTGCATTAATGATCGTTGCCTGTGGGGTGATTATCTTTGCTGTTGTTCCTGTCATTTTAATCAATCCTTTCGATTAATCATTTTAAAGAAATCTGCATGAGAGCTTCTTTTATTCTTATGTATATATTATATCATATTATAAAGCGTTTGTCAATAGTGTTTTGCAAATTTCTCAGAAAAATATTTGTGCTATAAATATCACTCCCCCGACCACTATCGCTATAAGCCTTATATACAAATGCCATAGCTGCTAGTTGTGAGGCGTTTTATAATTTTCACATCTAGCTGCTGTGCTATATGTGTCACAAAAAAGATATAAGAGGACCGATGTTCAGTCCTCTTATATCTTATCCCTCTTTAAACTTCGGGCAAAATGTAACAGTGTATGTTTCAAGTATACCGTTCGTGCCTGCATACGTCCTATGGCAGCACGTTTCCCAACCCAGTATAGGCTTACGGCGTATTGACCAATCACACCCTGTAATGTAACCACCTGTTTCCCTGTTGATCTTTGGAACGGCGTGTTTGCAATTCCAACACAACGTTGCAATACTATTTTGCATTTTTACCTCCTATTCTGACATTCTCAAACAGTATGAGCCGATAACATTCACATACTCAGCACCATACTTTTCACAAAGCTTAGCATAATCTCCGCAAGGGGAAATCTCTACGATATCGTCACTTATGTTTTTCAAAAATTTGCACATATCTTTATCGGACTTAATTGCCTTGTGAAAATCTTTGAAAAACGAGAGAACTTCTTCCTTACTCATATCCATAGTTGACACATATGTCACATATTCGCCATTGCTATCCACTATTTTTATTCTGCCCTGCTCTGATACATCAAGCATTGCTATCGGCTTCATCACGCACTCCACCTACTTACCTGTTCATCATAAAATGTTGTAACGTCCATAACAAGCATTTCTCCGCCGTTGTACTCTTTCATCACGTCTCTTGCTTCCTCTACGGCTTTTTGCAAATCTGCGGTTGTTTCAACCACTTTTCCGTAAATGAGATTTTGAGTATAGTTCTTATCTCTTTTGTACTCTATCACTTCTAACCTCAGATTGTTGCCTGAAATTGAAAAGTCCTCTGCCGTATAAGCCTGTTTAAAGCCGTTTCTTATAAAAGCTCTCATATTTTTCTTGAACAGAAATCTGCTATTGAACAGAAAGAACTCGTGTTCAACGTCAGGAATAGCCTTGCAGAACGCTTCCTCTGTCACGCACGCATCGTACTTATCGTCAGGCGATTTTACATAGTGCAACGTTCCCCAGTTTCTCACACGTCTTTCATATGGTCTGCCATTACGGTCATAGCAAAGCTCCGTCAGATTATTGCAACCCATAAGCACCATAGGTATACATTCCTTTTCATTAACTCTTACAAACGCTCTCTGAAATACGATATCATAGCTCATAACTTTAACTCTCCTTTAATCTACATTACATTGCACTTTCCACATAGTATTCTGCTTCTTCTTCCCAGTCTGTTTCATCATAAAGGGTTTCAGGGTGCTGCCAATCCACGCACTCATACAACGCAGAAGCCTGCCATTTGATATTTCCGCAGATTTCCATAAAATCAGTTTTCGTATAAATATCAACATCTTCAAGCAAGCCCTCGTCATTGACCTCAGAATAATACTCAGGTATGTAACAGACTTCATCGTCTTTCAGCTCTTCAAAGTTCTTATCAGACTTATAGATGTAGCCTTGTTCACTGTAGAAAAAACCTATCTGCTCTTGAAAGTCAACTTTTTTCATGTCTCTCTCAATCATAGCAAAAATTTTCTCTTTGGTAAGATATTCTTTCTCTTCCATACTCAACGCTCCTTTAAGTTCAAGTTATCTTACACATATATTATATCATATTATATGTATTTTGTCAATAGTTAAATGAATATTTTTTCAACTCTGAATTTCCGACCACTATCACCATACGGCTTGTATATATAAAAGCTGTATCGTGATAGACGTGAGACGTTTTGTATGCCTCTCTGTGCCATATGTAGCTCACAAAAAAAAGAGAGCCGAAATGTCAGCTCTCTTACATTCTAATCTATCCAATCCACATTCGGAAGTCCTGTATATCCCTTTTCCCAAATAAACCACGCATAGCACACCGCCGAACTTTCTTTGCCAAACACGCCGTTTTTACCGCAGTTCATTCGATTTGTAAAAACATAGATTTTCTTAGGTGGATATTTTTTGAACAGTTCTCGCCTTTTTTTGCTCTCCAAAAACTGAATTTTTAAGAACATAGCAACCTTAACACTATCCATTGAGATATTCAATGCGTGTTCAACAAACTCGCTTGCATACTTGTATGGTGGGTTTGTAATGATATCAGGTGACATTTTATCCTTCTCGGCTTTGAAGAAGTCAAGCTCTTCTATGCTCCTGTTTCCTCGACTTGTTATGTCAGAATTTCTTACCTTATATCCGTGAGCAGTCAACACATTAGAGATATGCAGACCGCCTGCGGCGCACTCCCACACATAATGGTTGAAATGTTCTTTTTCCAATAGCTTTTCAACCGCTATCGGGTCGGTAGCATAGTAATCATCAGCCTGCCTCTCGGTCTTTGAATGATTACTTGCGGCAAGCGTGGAAAATATGGACGTTTGATTTCCAGTCCAGTCAAATGCTGTTGCTGTTGGCATAAAACCACTCCTCACTAAAATTAATTACGAATTATCTTATAAATATATTATATCATATTATATGTAATTTGTCAATAGCTAAATGAGAATTTATATTATGGGTCTACCCCGACCACATTCACCATAAGCCGTATATTTGCAAATGTTATAGCAGTTAGGCGTGAGGCGTTTGACACTCGGAAAGGAACAATTGTGACACATATAGCACGAATGGCGGCACTGATTTCTCAGCACCGCCATTCGTAAGCATTTTGGGTTATTTTAAGATGTTCGTCAAGGCTTTTGTAATTTCTTCAACTGTTACCTTTCGTTCCATATTTTCTGTTAGGTCAACATATCGGTCATCTTTTCCGAAATATAACTCGCAAAGTTCGTGCGTGATAAAAGAAACATACAGGTCGTTTATCTCTTTGTCATAAACTATTTTTATAAACATTCCGAACGGTTCTCCATATTTCTTTATATTTTCGTTCCGCCAATATACTTCCTGATTAAAATCTTTAACTGCTATTTTGATCTTCTCCATGCTGATTTTTGATACGTCCATATTATTTCTCCTTTACTTTGAATAGCTTCTCAACTCTGCTTCGATGATACATAATATCACAACGAACGGTCAAATGCTCTTTGCCATTCTTCTTCGCTTCTCTTCGTCTTAATGAGAACAACACTTCCCTTTCGGTGTTTTAAATCTGCACCACAAAAAGGACACGTTTCTATAAAATGACCCTGAACGCATTGCGGTTTACTCAACACCCAGTATTCATTATCTCCAAAGCTCGCTATCGTATTGCACCATATTTTATATCCCGTTGGCTTTTCTTTACAACGATGCTCAATTCCACTAAACACTGTGAAAAAATAATTATTTACAATGATTTTTGCACTCTTTCTGCGAATATCATTTTCTGCTATCCATGTTATATTTTTATAACGGTGATATAAAAGATAAGCATTATACGTCCTTTTTAAGTTTTCTCTTTTACGTTCGATTTCTTTTTTCCTTAATTCTTCACGCTGTTTCTTTGTCATTCTGCTCATGTTTTTCGCCCCTATCCACAAAGTTTCAAAAGTTCATTATTCTCAATAAGATACTGTTCTGAATGTTCATACACCTCTTCATATGCCTGTTCTCCCTCAAATTCATCAATGACGGCTTTTTCATCATCGGTCATTTCATTGTACGCCTTCTTACCGTAATGTGGCGGCAACCAGTTTTTCTGTCTGCCTGCGTAAATGTTGAATTTTTTCAGAAGTTTTTCGTCAGTAAACTCAATATGACAAGTTCCTTTTTTGTAGAATGAAACATTGAAATATTTCAGCTCAATATTTCGACTTTCTCCCATGTTTTCAGCCACTTTGAGTATCGAAGAAAGATCGTGATAATTAATGCGGTCGCTGCCGTCAAGATACTCAAAGACCCTTTCGATATCTTTGAGCTTTTCTTCCACTCTGTAATAAGAAAATCTCTTAAAAATATCATTCCACGCCGAAAGCGGTATGATAACCTTTTTGTTTACATAGTGCGCCTTGTTATGCGCCCAACCGTTATAATAGTGAATATTGTTAGCACACTCAGAATACCACGAATATTTCGTACTAAACTCTTCAAAGCACTGCAAGATGTTGTCCTCGAGAGCAGAAAGCAAATGTCTTGATAGCTCTATTCTCATTTGGAGAACATTGAAAAGGTTAAAATCATAGTATTTCATTTCAGAAAGTTTTGACATAAAGTCTTGTCTAAGCTTGCTTGTGAACAGCTTCATAAACTCGTCAGAATGGAACAAAGCGTTCCAATACTTATATCTCATTGAATAAATGAAACGGTTAATCATTTCACCATAATTCTCTTTATATGAATGTTCATCGACTTCAAGCTTTATGATATCTCTTTGATAAGAGTCCTTTTTAAAACTGCTTGAAAATCTAGGTTTTAAAGCAAAGTATTCGGTTATAAGTTTCTTGCCTGCGGCAACTTCAAGATTGTATGAGTCAATGAGATTTTGAAAGTAGTTACCGCTTGCAACGTCAGTTGGCTCAAAGTTTCTGTCCTCTTGCTCCAGTTCTGAACGTTCAAGATTTTTCAGAATATCACTTTTATATACACAAGGCACTTTAGCCTTAATCATTGCGACCTCAACGTTTGTTGTGCGATCGGCACTTGTAAACTCAGAAGGCAGATAGTTTATCTCAGCGTTATATTCTTCAAGCAGCTTCACAAGTTCCTTGCGGCGATTACTGAATGGATTGCGAATAGTTTCAGCATTAACAATAGCGATTACCTCGCCGCCGTTCTCCTGCATTTCCAACGCTTTCAAAAGGTGTTTATCACCGTTTGAAAATGGTGGGTTCATAATGATAAGGTCATAGTGCTTATCTGCCTCAAAAGTCAGAAAATCATCATACACAAGCTTATATCCCTTGCCTTTTAAAATCTTCTGAAAATCAGGCTCTATCTCCACTACGTCAATGTCTATTTTCTCGCCACGATATGATTGTTTACTTCTTTCCAGCAAACCCTCAACGATAGCTCCGTTTCCTGCACTTGGCTCTAATACGGTTTTCACGGTATTAAAATCTATTCCGTCAAGCATTTTATCAATGAGAGTTTTCGGTGTCGGATAAAATTCAACTAATGCGTTGCCCATAATCAGCACTCCTTTAATAAAGTAGGTTATCTTATATATATATTATATCATATTACATTACATTTGTCAATAGTAAATATAAAATTTTAAGCAACAAATGAGCCTCATGCCCGACCACCTTCATCATATTTCTTTATATACAAACGCTGTATCGTGATAGCTATGCAGCGTTTTATAGGCTTCGGCGCAAAAAGAAAGAGCAAGTTCAAAACTTGCTCAAAAGTGGACACATATGTCACATTTTTATGTAGCACCACGATTGCGGAGCTTTTTTAAAATAGGTTTCAAGCGGCAATACTGGAACATATTTTTTTAAGCAAGAAATATGCCAAGCATATTTTCCGCCATACGTTTCCAACTGTTCTTCGGTGAGGCAGGAGTTCTCAATTATCTCAGCCTTGCTGCCTTCATCAATATTAAATATCTTATCACAAACAAACTCAGCTATCACCTTGCCCTTGTAAAGCTCATTTGACTTAGCGTCCTTCGTGCAATAAATAAGGCATTTAAAAGGCGTGTTCAGTTTTGGCTTTGTACGTCTGACTTCTGCCGTTTTCTGCCCTGTCATTATTTTTCTGCACCACTCAGGCTTGATGCTGATTATAATCTCATTCATCTTTTTCCCTGCCATTAAAAATCAGTAAATCATTGTACACAGCACGTTTATCGGAATATTCGCTTGACTTCAACTTCTTTGTGCCGAATATTCCCTCAAAGGCATTGATATAATCATCGCCCAATTGATGTATCTGCTCGTCCACATCGTCAAGCTTTCTTATCGTTTCTTCGTCTGAACTTGCCTCTTTCAAAAAAGACATATCCATACTCAGGATATACCTTGTTTTGGTTTCGTCTATCTGTTTTTCATAAGATGTATTATCGGCAAGAACATAACAAAGTCTATGTTTTTCATATTCAAGAGTTTTCAATTTGTAGTATAGGCTGTCGCACATGGCTATTTGTATGCCGTTTACTATAAGGAACGAAAGAAGTGCAGATACGCATATGCAAATGATTACTGGTATCACTACTTTTTTCTTCTCCATTTATTCTCCCCCTTGTCGGCTTATATCCACGTCTAAATATCTTCTCACATAAACAGAGTTACGGTTTTTATAATCGTCACTCTCGCTCAATACACGAACGTCCTTTTTCTCTAAAAGGCGCACAAATTTCTCAACCTCTTTCGGCTCTCCCTCTACTCTTATTTTTATCATGCCTACATCATAGCTCCTTCAAACTCTGCTTGCCACTGTTCATCGGAAGTATTTGCTTTAAGCACAACTATTGTGCCTTTATGATCGTTCAGGTTAAGACCGCAATAAGGGCAGCAGCTTATATTCTGCACAACACCGTCCTCGTCTATCTCAGCCCATTGCTCCTGCTTATCAGAAGTCAGGATAACGTTATCCTTGTCCGTTTGTTCACAACGGTGGAACACCTTCTGATAAACAAGCTTACTATAAGTGCCAAGGTCAACGATTTTCTTTCGGCGTGGGTCAGTATCAGGGATAGCAGTTACATCATCAAGAGAGCTGTAAATATTAAAAGCCTCATACAAAGACTCTATATTTTTCTTCTGACTTTCCTTTTTACTTTTTTTTAAATCATCAAAGAAATCTGCAATTGCCTGTAATAGTATCTTGCTTCTTGCCACACCTACCTGCTTTGCCAACAAGTCAGCTCTTTCAAATAGGTCATTTGGAATATATACTCCAAAGGTTTCTGTACGCATATCATCGCCCTCATTATTTCTTCTGAGAGTTTCACTAGATATGTTCACATTTTTTGCTGATAATAGCTTTTTCAATGCCTCTTCCACAACGCCCGAGGGCGTTGTGCCAGCAGATAAGACATAGGAACTTATCTCATTAAACATCTTCTTCGATGTTCTCATTGTAATCAACTTCATACTTTCCACGTTTACCTCCACCTTAAATGGTTTAAAATCTGCTTATGTTATTTACCTTCTTTTTATTTGCTATGTATAGATTATATCATAATATATGTATTTTGTCAAGTGAATACATTTATTTCTATAATGAAGTGCAATTGTGACACATATAGCACAAACGAAAAAAAGACTCACATTTCTGCAAGTCTTTTTTCCGATAAGATAACTCATACTTATTTAAGCAAGAGTGGTTTTGATTGTATATATTATATCATATATTACGCATAATGTCAACACTTTTCTAAAAAAAATAGACGTTGCAAGATTTTCTCTCAACGTCTATCTTTCATATGGTTTTATATGTTTAAGGAGTATAAGTGTATCGTTATTTCAATAATACATTCCGTACAAAAAAATGAAAACTGATTTGTAGTCTGCGTAAATCTCACTTCTAAAATGTTTACAATTTATTCACAATAAAACTTGCTTTTTTGCACCATTAAACGATTATATTGTCAGCAAATAGTTTTAAAAGTGGCACTACTTAATATTAGGTTAAAGGGCGTAGACTATCGACTTTCCTAATTTGGTACTTATCTATACAACAAGCTACTCTCGATAACTAGGCTCATACTTGTCTATGACTTTATGAGCCGTACCCCACATAAAGGAGCGTGATAAATAATGGATATACAAACAATAATATTTTTAATATTATTGATCCGAACAATTGATGATTTCGGAAAGAATAATAAAAAGAAATAATTCCTTAAAATTCTAGCAGGCAGAATTTTAAGTCTTTAATCATAAGATACATAGATAAGTATAACACTAAATTTTTGGAAAGTCAATAGAAATTTGAAAAAGCTCAGAATTTTTTTCTGAGCTTTTTCATTATATATTCTTTGTATATCGACAAGTCGGAAAGTTGCTACAGCCCCAAAATGCGCCATGCTTTCCATACCGCTTTGCCTGAACGACAATGGTTTCACCATATCCATTCTTTAATACTAAATCTGCACCATAATCGTGTGACTTAGGTGTGAGCTGTGCCTCATACCCTTGCTCCTGAAAATGATACTTCAAAAGCTCTTCAAATTCTTCTCCTGACATTTGGTCTATATCAGCCATACCGCTTGTAAGATATCGTTCTTTTTTCTTATTCTGCTTGTAGACCTTAATGATAAGTGGTACGCCCACACCAACTATAAGCATCATAATCAGCGTTGCCACAAGGTTTCCTTTTGTAACAAATAAGGTTATGATCGCCGTTGCTGTTGCAAGAAGCTCACCAAGACTTTCTTCTTGCTTGCGTTTGCTTCTTTTCCTGTATCTCCTAGCCATTGTATATACCCCTCTTTTAATCAAATTTTCGTTTCAAGCATATTCTCCGCCGTTGCCATTGCAATTGTATATTCGCTTGCCTTTTTCATGTTCATATGAAACTCGATCTTTATGACCTTTCTTCCCTTTGATATTGGCTCATAGCTGACATTCAAAGCTGTTAAATTATTAATTTCATTGATTGCAACATCAAGCACCTTGCGCCGAAAATCAGGAAAGCGGTTATAGCTTGAAATATCCTCAACCATAAGCTTCTTCTTTAAATCATCAAGTTCAAAGACCTTTTTCTTAAAGCCTGCATAAGATTTCAATAACTCATAAATTCTTATGCTATATGCTGATTTCATCGCAAGAATATCCAAAAGCTGATACTGTGTAAACTGCTGCTTTAAGCCGAACAAATAAGGTACTAAATCTTCGTCTACCTTTATATGAACTGTTCCCTTCTGCTTATTTGTCCTCACCTTTGCAAGCCAACGCACGAGAATTTCTTCGTCACCCTGTTTGAGCCACATCGACTTGTCGCTCAAATTTTGAAGGATAGCCTTTACATCACTGTAATTTTTTCCACTTCCGTAATTAATTCCGCATATCCAACAATATTTCCGAATGTTAAAAATATATTCAAGCTGAAACTGCTCCCCTTCTTCTATGGGTTTAATCATACTACAGATGTATGCTATCGTTTTTTGCTCTGCAATACTTAGTTTGTATCTGGACTTCTGTATAATAGAATTTGCTTTAACTACTGAATAGCCTCGACTATCCATTACTTCTGCTTCTTGCTCCGTCATAGCCTCGCCCCCTAAAATCTTTTGATATACACATATTATAGCATTTATTGTGACCGTTGTCAAGCATCGTCACTATAAAACTTACCATGTGAAAATCGTCTCGAAAATCGCACTTGAGGTCACAATAACAAACTTATATCTTACTATGATAACAGCTTAACGAAACGATATTGCGCTTTTAAAAGGCAGTTCGCACCACAGGTCACAATAGTTCGCACTACAGGTCACAATAGTTCGCACTACAAGTCACAAATAGTCGCACTTGAAGTCACAGTAAAAGTTATATAAGTACGCATTTACGCTATTTTTAAGCTTCTAAAATATCTAAAATACTGAAAAATATAAGAAAGTATATAGCAATGATATTGCGAAAGTTCACAAAGCACTCAAAGAAAAAAAGCCCCGAAGTAAGCATTTCGAGGCTTTCATTGTGAATTTTAATTATCTCCCACATATCTCAGCTTAACGATATATCCATTCTCTGTTTTTTCAACTATCTGCAATTGCCTGCCGTTCGCTGTAAAGACAAGACCGCCATAGCCTTTGACCTTTTTCTTTGCGCCGCTTTTCAGTACAATTTGTACACGCTCGTGCTTTTCTGCGTAGGCTTTCGTAAGGTCAACAGAACGCTTACATTTTCTCGAAAAAAGTCTGTTGCCTTTCATATCATATACCACTATGGAATTGATATTCACAAATCCTAAGCAGACAATGATCGCTACAAAACCTGTTGTACCACCTATCTCAACAGCTACAGGAACTTTCGATATTTTCGCCGATTTTGCTCTTTCCACTACCGATGAGGTTTCTTCAACCTTGCTTTCTACCATGACAGTTGTTGTTGTGGTTGTGGTCTGAGTTATCTGCGCCCCCCTCTGATACACGCCTGTTGCCTGTATCGTGTATACTGGCTTTCCCTCAGAAGATATCTCGTACTCGTATACGCCGTGTCCGATCCATGTTGCTCCGCCTGTTATCGTTACCCAGTCGGCATAATGCGCCGTGTATGTGCTTGTCAGTCTCTTGCCGTATGCTACTGCTTTTCGTGTGTCATTTGATTTATTGACCTCGCCTGCCCACTTAACAGAGGTTATCTTGTATTTCGACTTATCTAAGCCGAGAAATTCGAGTACAAGGTCTCCCCTGCCGTCAAGCGGACAATTTTTATCATCATGATTAAGGCGCACACCGTTAAAATCATAGTAAGAAGCTGAATATGACGAAAACTCGATAGGAAAGCTCACATCATCGCTCCATTCTTCCTCAGTCTTATCAACGCTCTGCAAAGAAAGTTGCACTCGCTGCGTACCACCTGTGTAATCATTATTTACGTCAAAATAGTCCTTGTTGGGAAATATCGGTTCACTCGTTTGGTGTGGAAAAGAAGTCGAGCCTTCCGCATAGATTTGTTTCTGCTCGATACTGGACTGAGTATAATAGGTACTCACAAGCTTCGCAGTATACTTTTTGCCACCCCACTCAGTTTCTATGGTATCATCAAAATCATAAGACTTTTCTGACAGATCGCTTGTCACAACTTCCTGCTGTTTTGTCTGAACCTTCGCATTATCATCAGTTTTTATGATTGATGTTGTATTTGAAATAAGGTGATACTCATAACCGTTCTGTGTAAAACCTTCCTCAAAATCATACAACTCATTTTTGTCAGTAGATGTAAACTGTTCAGATTTTATAATATTCATATCCGCTTTTGCCGTGGCAGAAGCCGCAAGCGGAGTGGCACCCATAAGCATAAGTGCCGCTAGGAAACTCAATAATCGTTTCATCATAATCCCCCTTATCTTATGTAAACATTATATCATAAATAATGGTATAAGTCAATAGCAAAGGCATAATTATTTGATTTTTCATATAAAAAGGAGTATAATTGTGACACATATAGTACAAATGAAATGTGACATATATGTCCTCAAAAAAAAGAGCCTACCAAAAATGATAGGCTCTAAAAATGATAAGACTTACTTAGTCTGCTTTTTTCTCTTTGAGACTATAGCAGTTGCTACACACAATGTCATTGCCAATGCAAAAGGGGCGGCATTTCTGCTTGTTCCCGTATTTGCGATTGGCGTGTCCTGCGTTGTGACCTGTCTATTTGGTGTCTCAGGGGTCTGTGATACTGTTACACCGCCGCCGTACTCGTTCTTCTGAGTTGTTGTAAATACTTGTCCGTCCTCAGTGAACTCAAACGTATAAGTCTTTTCGTCAAGAACATAATTTTCAGGTGCTTTCGTTTCCTTATAGCTGTACTTACCAAGTGGCAATTCACAAGTCAGATATCCGTCTGAATTTGTTGTACCCTTAAATACGGACTTTCCGCTTTCATCGAATATCTCATACTCTGCGCCTGCAAGCTTATTTCCTGATACTGAGTCAACCTTATACAGCTCAAACTTACCCTTCATCTTAGTATTCTCTACACTTAGATTTACTTCATGGTATTCAATAGAGCAGTTATAATCACTGCTGAATGTCTTTTCCCAGTTGCTCTCCCTATATCCGTCAGGTGCTTTGGTTTCCTTGACGTTGTATTCAATGCCTGCATACAGCTTGATTTTATCTCTTGTCGTTGCCTGTCCGTTCTTGTCTGTTGTGATCTTGCCAAGCTCGTTGCCGTTCTTATCAAAAACTTTGAACTCTGCGCCTGCAAGAGCCTTCTTTGTTTCACCGTCAGTCTTGTATATGTTAAGAATGACCTCTTGTAACTTGTTCGTCATTTCTGCCTTAAAGATGCCGTCCTCGCCGATTGTAAACGCATACGGCGTTGTGTCAAGGTAATAACCCTTTGGAGCATCAAACTCTCTGTAGTAGTAATTACCCATTGGCAGTCTCTTAAATGTGACTTCGCCCTTATCATCTGTTCTGCCTTGAACAAGGACGTTCTTGCTCTCGTCAAGTATCTCTATTCCACAATTTGGAATGAGTTCTCCTGTTGAGAAGTCTGTTTTTGTTATAGTCACTTCTGTTGGAGCATTTTCAACGCTGATATTGACCTCATGATATTCAATAGAGCAGTTATAATCACTGCTGAATGTCTTTTCCCAGTTGCTCTCCCTATATCCGTCAGGTGCTTTGGTTTCCTTGACGTTGTATTCAATGCCTGCATACAGCTTGATTTTATCTCTTGTCGTTGCCTGTCCGTTCTTGTCTGTTGTGATCTTGCCAAGCTCGTTGCCGTTCTTATCAAAAACTTTGAACTCTGCGCCTGCAAGAGCCTTCTTTGTTTCACCGTCAGTCTTGTATATGTTAAGAATGACCTCTTGTAACTTGTTCGTCATTTCTGCCTTAAAGATGCCGTCCTCGCCGATTGTAAACGCATACGGCGTTGTGTCAAGGTAATAACCCTTTGGAGCATCAAACTCTCTGTAGTAGTAATTACCCATTGGCAGTCTCTTAAATGTGACTTCGCCCTTATCATCTGTTCTGCCTTGAACAAGGACGTTCTTGCTCTCGTCAAGTATCTCTATTCCGCAATTTGGAATAAGTTCGCCAGTTGAGAAGTCCTTCTTTGTAATTGTTACTTCCGTTGGAGCGTTTTCAACAGAGGTTTGAGCCTCTACATACTCGATCTGATTGTCATAATCAAGAGAAATTTCCTTTGAACCTGAAAGAATGTATCCGTCAGGAGCTTTTATTTCGTCAAGGTTGTACTTAAAACCAGTATAAAGGCTTGAAGTGTCTGCGCTTCCGTCCTCGCCTGTTGTGATTGTTTCAATTACTGCGCCCTTATCATAAAGCTTAACACCGTGAACGATGATATCCTCGCTTGCTACAACGTTGAATACTGCGCCTGCAAGCTTCTTCTCGTTATCGTCCTTATCGACCTTATATACTCTGATTCTGCCCTGCTGTCTATCGTCACCGATCACCGCAGTAGTCTCAGAATTTACAACAGTCTGATTATATGGCATTGTGACTATTCTATCTTCTGCCTTGTTGTAGCCAAAAGGAGCTTTAAGCTCTTTGATTGTAAAGCTGTGTGCGACTGGATAACGCTTAACTGTTTCTGCGCTTCCGTCCTCGCCTGTGATTACAGTTTCAATGAGGTCGCCTGTGACATATGTGTCATACTGGCTTTCTTCATCGTTCCAAATCTTTATATCGTCATTAGCATAAATTCCAAATTCTGCGCCTGAGAGAGCGTATTCGTTGTTATCATTATCTACCTTAATGACCTTTATCGTTCCCTGCTGCCAATCGTTTGTAACATCAAATGATACCTTCTGATACTGAATTGAAGTGTCAGGGTTAATGTCAACGGTAAATGTCTGCTCCCAGTTCGTTGCAACATAGTTCGTAGGAACTGCTGTTTCCTTTATCTTGTACTCAATGCCCTCATAGAGCTTTGCGTTTACGCCGCTTTCATCACTTGCGGACTGTGTTGTTGCATAGCCGTTTTCATCAGTGATTATCTTGCAGATTTCGTCTCCTGCGTTCAGGTTATAATCAGGATAGTCCTTATTAGCTGTGATAGTGAACTCTGCGCCTGCGACCTTCTCGTCATAATTATTCTTCTTGTTGACTTCAACTATAACGTGATGCTGTGTATTACCGATTGACAGGTCACGGAAGGAATATCCAATGTCCTTATCAAAATCGTCACTTGTGAATGTTACTGTTGTTGTGTTTTCCTCAAAGTAGTAGCCTGCGGCTGTGCCTGTTTCTTTCAGCTCGTATGTACCGAGTGGGAACTCTGCAAAATCAGCCTCGCCCTTCTCATTCGTTTTCAGAACGATAGGGTTATTATGATTGTATGTAATGCCGTCAATCTCAAAATCGCCTATGCTTTCATCAGGTGTGAGAGTGAATGTTACGTCTTTAAGTCTTGCCTTAAACTCTTCGCTTACTGCGTAGCCGTTGTCAGCATTTATCTCACTATCTATCTTATTTATATGAATTTTACCCTTCATAGGAGTTTCGATAGATGTGACTGTTCTCTGCTGTGGAATATTGGCATTGGCAATGCCCTCATGCGCTCCGTCAAGCTCAACGTCATATTCCTTAGTGTCTATTATATATCCTTCAGGAGCTTTTGTTTCCTTGACATAATACTTGCCGCATCTAACAACGTCAAAATGATCGTCACCGCTTGTAGTAGTTGTTATCGTCTGAATTTCATCGCCTGCCGAATAGATCTTTGTGCCAAAAACGTTTGTGATATCTTCTCTTGCATAAAGTGCATACTCTGCGCCTGCAACGTATTCGTTTGTCTCAGAGTCAAGTTTTTTAATGTTTATTTGCAAAGAAATTTCCCTATTTTTTAGCTGTGCATCTTTGTCAGGGAAAAGATATACCTTATCCGAGCCTGTGATACCAACGCCATAACCTGACTGAACTTCTGTAAGTGTTACTGGGTTTTTCTGCTTTGTAACTTCAACCATTCCAGTGTTGCCTGTTGCAGTTGGGAATACCATTATGATATCGCCATAGCAGCTTGAAGTACCGACTGTAAGCTTCTCAGCTTCCTCGATATTTTCTGTAAGACAAGCGTTTTCTCCTCTGTCTGTGATGTTGCCGCTATAGAGGTAAACACCGCTTGATATTGAACGAGAATTTTTGAAGTAAACTGTTTTACCGTTGTCAAGCTTCACGCTTGCAATGAATTTTGTATTGTTATAAATATCTGTAAGACCGTAAGAATTTGTATTGCCGTTTACGTCCTGAATAACCTTCGTCATTGAAAGGCTTGCGCCCTGAGTGGTGTTCTGTCTGTTTGTAACGTCAAGCTTTGTGGTCTGATTATAATTAACAACGATCTTGTTGTCTGCTGAAAGCTTAAAGCCGTCAGGTACTTTAACTTCGCTCCAGTCATATTTACCTGTTGGAACGTCCTTTACCTTGATGTAGCCGTTGCTGTCGAGCTTGAAGGTTGTACCCTTTGAAGCGTCTGTGGTGTTTGCAGAAGTGAATGTATAGTTGCCGTTACTTCCGCTTGCTATAACGTAATAATCTTTTCCGTCATAAGTATATTTAAGCTTGAACTCTACGGCGTTTCTCCAAGCATCGGTCATTGTCAAAGACTGACCTTGACCTGTTGTGAACTTCTTGTGGAGTTCGATGTTACCTGTGTCAGACGTTAATGCGAAGTATGCGTGTACTGGATCGTCCTGATTGTAATAAGACACCTTCATTTGTGTAGCTTTTTGAGCCTTTGCAATAAGAATGAGAGGCGAGCATTTATCAACTTTAAAGCCCTGCATTGATGTAGATTTTGTGAGCTTTACTGCCTTGTTCTTAAAATCGCTCATTTTTGAAGCTGAAATAACAAGACTATCGTCTCTATAATTACTATCGGTATTCTTCTTTGTCATTGTTACGCCTGAAAGTGAACTTAAAGAGAACATATCTAGGTAATTATCAAACTTGACAGCCTTTTCCCACTTATTGTTTTTAGCGTTATATGACAATTTGTGAACAGAAGATGTATTTATATCATCTTCATACCTTACTGTTTTAGAAGGAATTATTTTATGATTGCGTATATTTGACTTCATTTTCTGCCAAATATCCTTAATGTGGTTTTTGTTAAGGTTTGAACCTCTTAGACAATTAAGCATTTTCGTCTCAGAAACACCAAGTTCATTCTTTGTTGTATCATAATACTTTGCAGAAACAGACCAAACCAACATCTGTGTTGCAATAAGTTCTTCTTCCCACGAATAACCATAATGTGTTGTACCCTTATATCCATACACAGTAGCATATTTAAGCCAATCCTGTTGTGTTGTATTAAAATATTTAGAGTAATTATTGTCTCTGTTAAGTTGCTTAAAGTCCATTTCCATTTGCTTAACCGAGTCAAAATGCTTTACGCCCAGTTCAAGGCAATAGCATATTTCTCCACGTTCATTCGTGAAGTAGTACCAGTAGCCAGTACACCACTTATACTGATAAGAAGTATCATCATTCTTCTGTGTAGTCGGATCATAAGCTTTTCTAAGACCTGAGTTTGAAAAGTCATAACCGTAGCCATAGATATGATGCTCTGTGGACGATACCTCTGCTGCTTCTACAACTGTGCTTATGCCCTCGCCAAAGCAAGAAAAGAACATCAACATAGTCAAGAAAAATGCAGTAACACGTTTTTGTAACTTCATCGTTTTTCGATTTTTCATAAAATCTTCTCCTTTGATAAAAAAATTAAATTAGAGGTCGTGCATCTATATTAAATATGCAAAAGCATATGATTTTTCACTATAAATTCTTGTCTATAAAAAAAGTGGATATCACCTACAAAGTGTGACACAAATGTCCACTTTGTAAGATAATATCCACAATGCAATGGGCGACTGCCTATTGTCAAATGATAAAAAATATCTGTATAATGTATTCTGAGGTATTGTTCAGAAAGGAGCTATAGCGTGTATACGTTTTTACCAAGTTTGCCCAAAGTCGATAAAGAGGAAATAGGGTATATAATACGCACAAAGCGTGAAGAGCTACATATGTCACGAGCGGTACTTTCTGAGCAGGCTCAAATGAGTGAATATTTTCTCGGTGAAGTGGAGCGTGGAGAGAAAATGCCGTCAGTTACATATTTAAGAAATCTTTGCTACGTTCTAGGCATCAGCCTAGACGAACTGCTGTGTTTACCCCCCACAGAAAAAGAACAAAAATAAGCATTATTACAAGTACAATTATACACCTGAAATGCACAAAAGTCAACACGTTACTAAGTTTTAGGACGTGTTTTTGTCAAATTCTACATCTTTGGACTTTTTGTACAAGGCGAATTTAGACAATATTTAAAGGCTTTTCAAAAATCGTATAATTATACCCTATTTATCAAACAAATGGCTGTAATCTGCTATGCCGTAAGGATCATCTTCAACGCTCATAGTAGGCTTACTGTGCTTAAAGGCGTACTGCTGGAGGTTGTTATATACGCAACTAAACAAATACTCTGATGAACACATCACAGCACTTACAGTTGTATTTTTATTGACCGTATCTATTACATAGCAGAGTGAGTCCGTATTGAGGTTTGAAAGCAGAGTGTCTATAATATCGTTGTTGGATATAACAGCGTTCTTGCACTTGATTTGAGGCTGTTGTGCAAGATTTTTCACGATATTCTGATATGTGTCGCTTGTCTTAATGCCGTATTTTTCTGTGATATGTAACCAGTTCACCTTGCGCACAAGAGTTGTGAGCATTTCGTGAGAAATGGTTTTCTTCTCTTCAAAAACAGGCGTATTTACGGAGTTTTCTGAAAGGACCTCTCCTGTTTCTGTATCGACAACATAACCACTTTCAGTTGTTTCTTTTGTGCTTTTAACTACAAAATTCTGCTGTGCAAAGTCAATAAGATGCTTTTGAACTTCCTGAACGTGCTGTGAGCAGTTAGAAACGCTCATAACTCTGCCGTTGACGAGGATAAGACCGTTTTTTGAGCAAGAAACACATTTCGTAAAGGTAGTGTCAGGCTTGTCATTGCAGATATACACATATCTCCACGAATTATTGATATTATTGCGTTCACTGCCGATAGGAATACGAAACTGCCATATGTAACCACGCTTTTTCAACTGCTCCATAGCAGTGCGGAAGCTGCGCTTGCTGTTGTGACCCTCTTGCAAAAAGATTTTGCGGACGTGGTTATATGATATATTCCACGGTGTGCCGTCTCTGAGAGTCTGTTTTGCAAACTCGCTTATAATGATATACAGGTGTATCATCGCAGAACTAAAGCCTGACTTCGGGTTAAGAATAATTTCCTTGCTGATTTTTGCAAAACCAAACAACGTGTTTTCAGTAGTTTTCATATCAAATATCTCCATGTCACTTATATTTTTTCGGAATTTACACATCAAAAAAAGAGTATAACCTCTCTGGAAGCTACACTCTTTACCTCAAAACACCTTGTCTTTATTTATTATATACAAGATTTATCGTGAAAAACTTTACACCTTTTTTGATGCAAAAAGCCTTGACAAAACTTGCGTAATATGCTATAATGTTTAAGACAAGGGAAGGTAGTGTGAAAAGGTTGCTTCCCAATCGTACCTCGGTGTTACCAGCACCTTGATACGCTGTCGGACTTGTTCCGATAAGAATATTTTAGCACGAATTGGCTGTTTTGTCAAGATATTTTCGCAAAAAAATCGTGCAATTAATAGAACATCACAAAAAAAGAGGGAAAAGAGACACATTTCGTTTGAGATGTGTCTCTTTTCTTTTGTTTTATAAAAAAAATCAGGCTTCCTATACAAAGTGTAAAGCACAAAAAGCTGCTTTCACAATATTACTTTTATATATAAAAAAATGCAGAGGTAATTTTCATAATTATTACGGATCGTTATTATAGAAAGATAAACATAAATAAATATTTTGCGAAGCAAAGGAATGTATATGCTAGACGTTTTTGCAGTCGTATGGAGACTGCATTTTGTGCAAAAATGGCAAATGGAAAAGTCCATAACATTAAATATGATAAAATGGATATGTTTAACGTATGAAAGTGCCAGTAAAAAAATATACTGCACAAGGTTCGTTATATTGCTCTCCTCGTGCAGTATATAAAAGATTTATTGTGATATGCGCTGTATTCCCTCTAAAATGCGTTACAATCAATTTTGGAACTACCATAGTGTAATTTGTCGTTTAAAATTGCAACGCTGCACAAAGCGTTCTAGCCGCATTGTTGCACAAGTGCAGGATAATTGCCAAAATAGTGTTCAGCAGGGTCGGCTAGGTGTGAGATATTATCAAACACGAACTGCTTGCACTCCATTATTGTTCCCTGAAAGACTTTGCCGAGATTGATATATCCGCTCTCACCGCAGATTTTATACAGCGTGACCGATGAACGATTTGCCGCATAACATTTGCGTGAAAAATCTATCTCAAAGAAGCTGTCACCTGTTTTCTGTGCTAACATTTTTCACCATTTCCTTTCTTATATGTCTCGTATTCTTCTGTAAGGTCAAGCTCAGTGATCGGCGTGGTGTCACCTATATAGTCACACAGCTTGAAAATATCTTCATTATTGATGATGTATCTGATATTCTGATAGTCCACCAGTTCTATCCCTAGTTCCCTGATTATCTTTCGATAAGTGCGAACGTCAAGAGGCTTTTGCTTTTTGAAGATGTTCAGCAGAGTTCTGAACGTCACAGAGCCGTTAAGCCTATTGTTAAAAAGTGGATTGTACTTGATAATCAGGCGGTCTTGATATGACTTTGCCTCGGCAGAATTTTTAAAGCCTGTAATGATTTGAACTTTCGTGAAGTCCTCTGTTTTCTGCGCAAGCCCGAATACACCTAGTTCTGTATAACCAACAAAAACCACCTCAGTGTCCTCATAAACAACGTATACCACGATGTTATCCGTGATATTTACTTTACGAATACTCATTTTACCACTTCCCTTTCACTATATTTCGAGCTTATAATAAATAAGCGTGTACATTTCGTCTATAAACTCATTTTGTCCTTTTGCCGATATGAGCGGTTTTATCTCGCCATTCTGCATTATTCCTGTCAGCACAAATTGCGCCTCACCTGACATTTTAACGTGCAGATACATGATCTTGTTGTTTTTTGTGAGCTTATATGTGTCTATTACCTTTTTGGTCTTGTCGCAAGGAATAACATCACGGCTGATCTTTTCCATTTCAAAACCATTGAGCGAAAGAAATTCTTTCAAACGAGTAAGTTTAACCATTTCACCTTTACCTCACTTTATAGGAACATCAATTCCGTTTATATTTACCGATGAAGAGTTCAATCGTATTTCTATACAATTAGTACCATTGTGAACGCCAATGTCGATCAAGTCACTGTAGCCGCCGTCCAACGTTAGCTTAAAGCCCTCACCTTCTATTATCGTTTTATCATTACACAGGTTTGCAGTTCTGAAAACATTGCCGCCTGCAAGCTGCTTATACATTTTCGGCAAGCTGCTAAGACGATCCTCAGACACGCCCATATCTTCAAAAAGCTTCTCTATACGTCCTTCGTTCATAAAAGGCTGTTCTGTATCGTTTGCAGAAAACGCCATATCCTGCTTTAACTTCTTGTTCATCGACACGAGCATATCGTAATCAATATCTTCTCCTATCACACTCCCGATAAGCTCATTAAATGTCTTTCGCTCATTCTTTGCACTTAAAAAGAATGGGCAGTCAAGAAGCTGTACAATGATCGTTCCATTTGGCTTTGAGGCATTTTTAGAGTAATACAGAACGCTGTTTACGTCCGTTGTCCTATCTGAGAACGTTGGGAACAGGAAGCCGTGACTTGCCTTCTGTATCACCTTGTCCGCATCTTTCTTTTTGGAAACAACGCCATTTTTATCATCGTACACAAGCTCGTCAATGTTCATATCTATCGGACACAGAGCCGTTACGATAAACTCATATGTCTGCATATCATTTTCTTTGGTCTTATAGTCATAGGCGCATTGAGCTGAGATTATTGAATAACTGCTTTCAATATACACTTTTTCAGCAATTCTTTCGACTAAAGACCTTGCCTTTTCATCGCTCACAAATCTATCCTTGGCTATATCGTACAGAAATGATTGTGCGCCATTCTCTTCATATGCACTTTCGTTAAAGTGATATTCGCTGACCTTTTCGCTTAATTTGCCTTTAAGCACGTTTTTGAGCGTATCGAGTATTATCTCACTATTATCCTCACTCAGAATGCTCCATAACTGCTTTGAAAAATATTTTACAGTCGCAGAGTTATCTACAATGGCAGTAACAACATAGCCAAAATGAAATACACCGTTATCGTCATTGAAATTTTTTCTAATTTCCGACAGCTCTTTTTTATTCAAACAGAACGCCCCCTTTTCTTATGTCTATAAATATATTATATCATATTATATTGTATTTGTCAATAGCAATCATGAAAATTTCTATTGATTTTAAAGAATTGTGCTACATATGTCCGCTCACAATTACCCTTTTCTCTATATATAAAAAAAGGCATCAGAGAAAAACAATGTTCCTCTGATACCTTAAAATCACAACGTAAGAGACTGCATATTCTGTGAAGCCATCTGTTGCATAGGCTGAATTTTAGCAAACACATCAAACTTCTTCATTGCGTGCTGTAAGTCTATTGAATTTTCCTTCCGTACTGTAAGTCTAGCCGTTTTTCCGTCATAAAAAGAACAACTATATGGCACATCATAGCCGTCAAACCTACTGCATATCATCAACGCATCTTCCATTTTGCAGGCTATCTGCAAATACTTTTCAGGGTGCGCTGAGTCGAGTTCTAATTTTCGATTAATGTTACTGATATTGTTTCTGTTCGTGTTGATAAGGCGTGTAAGAGTGTTGCCGTCTTTTCTCTGTACCGTGATCTGACCTTCGCCGTCCTGTTTGATAACTGCGCTATATTGCACTTTTCTTTTCTCCAACTCTTTGGAAATAACATAAACCTCTCTTGATGATAAATGTTTATAGAATGGATCTCCCTTCTTGATTTCTTCAAGTGGCAAACCAAATTTCACAGAATTATATAATCTCTTTTCAAGAGTGTTAGGATTAAAACTAATATCCGTCCTACCATGCAGAGATGTATATATTCTCGTCAATGCCGCCTTATACCCTTTTTCCGTTTTATAAGCATCTAGGTAGCCCCAATAATTGTGATATATGACCCTTTGTTGTTCTTTAACGGAAAGCTCATTAAAATGTCTAAAATCAAGTTTTTCAAATTCATTCCGAATATTATTTACATCGCTCCAAAAGGCTTTCTTATTATTTTGTGTAAGATAAATTTTTTTTGATAACATAGCCTGTGCTTTTCTCACAATAGAACTATGTATAGGAATATTTTTACCAGTATTAACATATGGCGACTGAATATGTTTAGGCAAAACAGGAAAAGCGTTACTAAGCAAAATCGCATTTTTGTCTCTCCAGTTGCTAACTATAAGGTAGCTTTTCGGAGAACCATATTTGAGCTTTTCTTGCTCACAAAATTTTTGGTATTTTTGATATCTGGAAGATAGAGGTGCTACCCAAACAAGACTATCTTTTCTATTACAAAAAACAACCATATACGGTCGCCCCTTATTTTTCAGAAGATGTCCTTGATTAACTTCTTCTTTTATAAAGTCAAGACCTTCAATAGTTGGATCAATCGTATAGCAACAGCCTTCAACAATCTCACTCTTTTTCATAATTATGCTCCTTATCCTTATAAAAATAGCCTTGCCGAAAGTGGCAAGGCTATAAAGGTCTATTTCGTCGGGGGAAGCCAAAAGGATAGCTGACTTATGTCCGAACACAGCAGACTCGCTGCAATATATCACAAGCCGTACATTTATTCAACGCTGAACGGGGTGCGTTATCTTTCGACAACTATATTATATCACATTACAGCTTGTTTGTCAACCCTTTTCAAGCATCTTTTCATGCAATTCTTTCCCAACATTTCTAAGTTTTTCGATCTCGTTCTTTTCAGTCTCGAGAATATTTCTAAGCTGTTCATAACGTCTATGACCGATATAATCATCAATGTACAGCTCAATGAGCTTACTAGCTGACATTCTTTTTCTTCTTGCCTCGCTGAACAGAATAGAAAAAGTGTCATCGTCCATATCTATACGAGGACGAATTTCTTTTGCTTCAACGTACTTCTTTTCTTCTAATGCTCTTTCCTTGATTTTTTCAAGGACTATATCAAACCCTTCTGAAAGTGTTATGCCCTCTTCCTTGCAAAATTCCTTTAGCATATCCCAACTATGACGATCAATTTTAAAATTTTTTCTCATTCTCAGTTAAACCTCGCACAATACAAAAGTCTACGAAAGAGCTTATGCTCGTTCTATATGTTGCCGCTATGAGCTTTGCAAAATCATAAGTACCCTGAGCTTCGGCATCGCCTACGCAGGAATACTTTGTCCTGACACGTTCGCTGCTTCTCTTATACTCTTCTATATGTTTTCTAAGCTCGTCTACAATATAAGGTGGTAATATCTTAGCATTGCTCACTGTCCGAACTTTGCTTATGCAATTTTTGATTGCCTTTGTTTTCGTTAATGGTTGGTTATTAAGCAACTCAACAGCCTTGTTGCTAAGTCTAAATTCCATTATTTTTTCCTCTTTCCGTACACAAAATCTATTCTGTTTGTGGCTCTGTTATATGCAAGCCTACAAGAAAACGTTGTGCCTTTTTTGCTCACAAAACCTTCTATCACATCTGTTTTTCCTTTGGTCATAAGGTCAACAGCATCTGCCTCTGATATTGCCTTCTGCGCTATTATTGTATTAATTCTGAATTTACAGCCCTTATCTTTATTCGTACAGTACCAAGCATACTTGCTCTTACGAACTAAACCGCCGCAGAGAGGGCATACATAGCTTTCATCATCATAAAGAAAGCTTATTGTGCGCTTATATTTATCATATGCCAAGCTTGACGAGAACTCAACATCATCATCGTCTCTAAAGCCTGTAATGACTTCTGTTCTGCCTTTTGAGATAAGATCATAAACATTCTTATCTGTCAGCTTTTTCTTTTTTATATTTAACGGTATAATGAAATCGCACGTTTTATCAAAATTTCCTGTGCAGTACCATGAGTTAAGGCTTTTCTTCATCTGCCTTCCGCATAGCGGGCAGTTGAATTTTCTTTCCTTTTCGGAAACATATTCTTTTATCTGTACGCCTTTTAATATGACAGACCACTCTTTAAGTTTCTTTATCACGTCTGACATATACTTATCAGGTGTTTCCTCTCCATTATGGACTTTATAGAGCCTACGCTCCATATCAGCCACAAGGTCAGGCTTTTTAAGCTCCTGTATCGGAAAGTTATTTATGACGTACTCGCCCATTTCTGTAGGGTATATGGTTTCATTCTTAACCATAATGTACCCATTATCCAACAGATTTTGTATTATTATCGGGCGTGTATCGTTTGTACCGAGCATAACTCGATGTTTGCGACCCCACACCGCTATTTCTTCATTCTCTATATATTTTCCTGCACGTTCCATATACAGCATAAGCGTACTGTAGTTAAACCTTGCAGGCGGCTTTGATTTTATTTCAGCAACGCCGTAAACGCCTTTGAGAACACTTCCCTTTTGGTACTGTGCAAGATAGCTTATACGAGTCTTTTCTCCGAAAAGACTTTTCCACCCTGCAAGTGTACAAGCCTTATCAGAGGTTATAAACCCATACTCTCCGACTGTTATCGTCATATTGATCTTCGTGTATACTGCATCATCATAGACCAAACTCAACACCGATCTACAAATCATATCATACACCGCAAGCTCCTGCTCTGTCAATCTTTTTATCTCTGAAAAGATCGGCATTTGTGGAACGATCGCACTGTGAGCTTCATTTTCAAGTTTCTTATCGTTAAAATGTCGGTCGGTAAATTCGCACCAGTTCTCCGATGAAACGGCGCACGATTTATATAGCATATCAAATAACGCCTGATTTATCCTCTTAATTTGCACCTTATCTGACTCAAACAAAAACTGCATTTCCGTTCGTGGGTACGTTATGAGGTTTTTCATATACAGCGTTTGAAGAATATCCGCCGCCTTTGTGGGCTTGATTTTAAGCTTTTTGCAAATCTCAGACTGCAAAACCGTTGTATTATATAGCAACGGTTTCTTTTCTGTGACCGTTGTCTGCTCATATCCTGTGACTGTTGGAACAGAATTGTTAAGTGCAGCCACAACGCTCTCAGCGGTTTCTTTTTCCGAAAAACGCTCACTGAGTACCGCAGGAAGTTTTGCTCTGTCAAAAGTTGCTTTAATCGCAAAGCTACTTTCACTCTTATGTTCCTTGATACTTCTCTCCAAGCCTACCACAGCGGCAAGCGTTGGTGTCTGAACTGTTCCAATGGTTATTTTCTCTCTATTGCCATACGCCTGTGTAGCAAGCACTGTGAGATTTATGCCCCACAGCCAGTTTGTGCTATCTTTGCACCTTGCGGCTCTTATAATAGAAGCTCTAGTCTCAATGCTTTGAAGATTTCTCAGGTTAAATGCGCTCCTTATGGAGCTTTCATTAAGGTTATTTATGATTGCTCTGTAGACAGGCAAGCCTCGTCCCAAATTTATATATATGTATGAAAAAATGTTCTCGCCGCTATCGTCATTGTCGGTAGCACATATGATTTTATCCGCCTTGCTCAAAGCTTCGTCAAGGCACTCAATATAGGCAGAAACTATATTATTCTCACTATCTTTCAGCGGTGTATACTTAAATTGGTGAGGAATACACGGAAAAGCTCTACTGCTCCATTTATTGAAGTCACTGCCATAAGCAGCGGCAGGAGCAAGCTCATATAATCTTCCCTTTGCATAGGCAATCATGGTATTGTCACCGTTAAGAATGGTTTCCCAATAATGGATATCTGAATGTGACACATATGGCACTTTCTTTCCTGCACCAAGAGCTTTAGCTATTCTCTTTGCAACGCTCTGTTTTTCAACTATTACTACGGTCAATACTATCACCTCTTATTTTATCATATGTTTTTCTATTTATCAATGGGCTATCAGCCAATCGTGTTCGTTTTTTACTGCAATGTGCTTTTACGGACTTTAAATCTACAAGAAGGAGAAGTACAGAAATAATACTCCCCTATTGGCGTTGGCTTTAAGGTCAAGCGACCGCCGCAGTATGGGCAAGACTTAACATAGCTAAACTCAATAAGCTCCTGCACGTTCTTCACATCTTCCTTTGTATACTCATACAGTAAATCTTTTCTGTCTTTGTACTTAATATTCTCGTCCATAAGTACGCTTGCTCTGTCACCAACATAGCCATTAGTATACAACATAACACTTTCTGTTTCAAAGTGTTTACGCATATCAAGTATTTCGTCCATTTGGCGTATGGTAATATATTCAGGAGAGCGAAAGCAAGCAAGGAGAAATGTTTTATCGTTATCTTTATCGTGATACAGTGCAAAGTGGCTCATATCTCTGTCCGTGTAAAAGTCCTCTGCTTTGTCGAGACATTCATAAGTATCATCACTATAATACTTATTTATAATCGCAAGTTTAAAATCTGCATCTGACATAATATCGAGAGCCTTCATACCGCTTGCCTTTTCAGTGTGCTTTCTGAGGCGTATCTCATTCCTACTAAGCCAAAAGCCTGCACCAATAACAGCTGCTTCTAACATTATAAGTCCGACAAAGCCAATGTATTTATATAGAAGAAGTCCTATGAAGAAAGCGACATAGGCGGCGAAGTAAATTTTTGAGGGCTTTCTATTCTTTTTCTGAGCTTTTTTTATCTGTCTTTTTCTTTTTCTAGTCAATCCGATCGGCGGCGTATAATTAAGCATTTCATTCTCTCCCTTAACTCAAAAAGCCCCTATTTATATAAATGAGGGGCTTTGTTCCTTATTTCCTTGTCAGCTCGTTGTAACATTCGTTACATATCTTCACGCCCTTAAAATCGTGAAACTCTTCTCTATGCTCGTTGCAAAAGGCGCACGTTTCTTTATGCTTTTCCAAAATAACCATATCGCCGTCAGTGTATATATCAACGCCAACGCCAGTATCAAGTCCATACACTCTTCTTATCTCTTTCGGTATAACGAGCCTTCCGAGTTCGTCTATTCTTCTGATTATTCCTGTTGATTTCATTTTTTTCCTTTCAAGTGTGACACATATATCCACTTTTGCCTCAATCATTACTCTTTTTTTCATTCTGTTTGTTTTGGATTTTATCGGCTACAAACAATAAAAATGTTGCAATAACAACATATGAAAGTACAGCAAGAAAAGGTTTTAAGCTTACACTTGTGCCTTCATCTGCTCTGCTCATAATTCGCATAAAGTCTTGATATGCACCTGAGATTTGAGGAAGCATAATCATGCCACCAATGATATATAGAATGATAGACATGATTTGCAGAGCTTTTGCAACGCCTACACGTTTGAAATAATCATAAGCCAACACGCCTCCTGCCGCTATTATGCCGGGAACAAAATAAAGAAAAATTGACATTATTTTCACCTTCTCTCTTCTACAAGCTACCTATATTATACACCTAAAAGGTGCAAAAGTCAACACATTTGAGTAAAATTGAATTTCTCTCCTTATAGGTTGTGACATATGTAGCACAAATTTTCAAACGTTAAATTTTCCCTGATTATAGTGCGGATATAAGAAAAGTCGGCAATGCCATTTCGGTCACTGCACAACACATTAGGTATGTATTGTGTATGACTTTGGTGGTGGTTAAGTCAGCTCGTTCATCTTTAACTATTCTATGAAAAGTCTCTTTTATATATGGAACATTTATAAGCAAAATCAAAGCTTTTATCAGAAACCATATTACAAGAACCTTGTTATACTTAACATGATTATGTTCACAACTGAACGAAAGTATAGCGAGTATTAAGCAATAGGCAAAGAGCATAAAGATTAACAAATTGAAATTTATGAATGGCGGTTTTTCCTGCACTGACGTTCTTCCCTTCTAACAGTTACCTATATTATACACCTGAAATGCGCAAAAGTCAACACATTTGATGCGATATGTGTCAAAATTTTACGCTGCTTTAATTATCGCTTATTCTTTTATTCCATAATTTAACGGCATCTACACATTCTTCAAAAATATGTGTTTTAGTTTCGCATTTACCACACATAACGTAGTATCTTAAACCATATATATCTGGTTTTGATTTAATTACAGCTTTATTCCCGCAAAATGGGCAAGGTTTTAAATCATAATTATTGCAATCATTAATATTATTCAAAGAAGCAATATGATTAGAAATAGCCATTTTTAAACAATCCTTTCTAGCAAAATCTTGTTTGAATTGTGACATATGTGTCTGCTGTTAGTAAAGGAGATACACAGCCCAACAAGGGTTAGGGTTTACATCAAGACCATTAGGACAAGCTTCTACATAGACCACATAATAAACATCATTTCTTTCTTCATATTCATAATCTATGTAGTCCATATAAATCTTTTTGAAATCTGAAAGCATTGACTGTCCTTCTGTAAACTCTATTGTATCTACTCTATCGTACCCTAAATCACTTGGCTTTGCTTTTCCTTCTTTTCGCAAAAAGTATTCTTCTACCGTATTATAATCTATGCCGTACTTCCAAAACTCCGTGTAATGTTCCTTAATATACGTTGCTTTTTCTCTTGAATATGCTGTAAGTTCTGCCTTCATAGCATCAATATCAGACTGTGTGATTTTATTACCACTTGGCTTTGACGGCTGTTCTTCCTTTTTTGTAGTTGTTGTCTGTCTAGGTTGTTCTGTCTGTTGTGGCTGTTCATAAGAAGAATTATTATCACTATTATCCTCACTATATGAAGGCTGATTATCTTCATAATTGTAATCGTTGTTGTCCTGCGACGGATAATACGCAACACCACCATTACCATTGTTACTATTATTCTGAACTGTAGAAGTTACCTTTTTAGTTGTAGTAGTGTTCTTAGTTGTCTGCATAGTTGTTGTAGTGGTTGTGGCACTTGTCGTTGTAGTAAATGTAGTCGCATTTTCAAAAGACGGCTTCCACGTTCCCACCGTAGTTGTTGTAACGGTTGCACTTGTAGCCTTTGTTTCTGCCTTAGATGTATCATCAAGCTGACCGCAAGATGCAAGCATTGTCAATGCCAGTACCACCGCTGTTATCTTCACCATATTCCTCATATTAATCACTTTCCTCTCTTATTATCATTTAAGCTTTTAACATCTTTTGATATCAACGTTCTTAACGTGTCTCTGCACTCCTCTATTTGCTTGTACAAAATAGCGTTCTCAGCTCTAAGTTCTTCTATTTTGTCAATCATTTTGTGGTTTAATGACATAGACTGTGTCAATAGATCGTACATTTCGTGATATGTCTTGTTTCTCATTGTTCGATTTTCCTTTCAATTATATGTGTCCGCTTATTAGTAAAGAAGATACACCGCCCAACAAGGGTTAGGGTTTACATCAAGACCATTAGGACAAGCTTCTACATAGA